GCCGTCTTCCTCCACCATCATGTTCATCCAACATTTGATCATAAGCATATCTCTCTTCTTGTGTCATATTGGCTAATCTTTCCGCATGAGCCTTTTGTAAAGTAGCAACTTGCTTAGTTTTTTCTTCTTCTGGCAAATTTCTATATTCATCATCTGATAACACTCCTCCGCGAAGATAACGCATAGTTTTAGACCTGCGTTTACTCGAATATTTTTTTACACTTTTTCTTTTATTTCGAATACTACGTCTTCCTCTTTTCGCCATTTTTATAGTATATAAAATAGTATGATATAAAATTTTTTTTATTGTGTAATATATTTTATATTATAGTTATTATTTATTAGTTAAATGTTATTTTATTTATTTATAAATTTTATAAACTTATAAAACTTATAAAACTTCTAAAACGTATAAAAAATATAATATTCAAATATTATATCCAAATATTATATACACAGCATGTCTTTTCGCAAAGAAGATGTCGAAAAAATATATAATATGATTCGCGTAAAACATAACACCGGTAAAAATGCAGCTTATATTCCCGAACTTAAAGGCGTAGACCCTGATATATATGCAATTTCTATATGTGATATAAAAGGAAATATTATGAATGTTGGAGACTACAATAAAAAAGTAGCCATCGAATCTGTTTCAAAAGTATTCTCACTTATTCTTGCACTAAATAAATACAACGTAGAAATACTTTTAGAAAAAATAGGAAGTTCAGATGAAATTCGTAGCTTTAATTCTTTAGAAGACGTGTTAAAAATAAAAAACCATACTATTAATTCATTCGTAAATGCCGGCGCAATGGCAACAACAAGTCTTCTTTATGATAAAAATAGACCAGATAAAGAAAATAGAAAACATATTGATAAAATTATTAAAAAAAATATGGAAGATTTTGCCGATGATAAAACAGAACTAAACAATAAAGTATTTATTTCTGAAATGACGAATAATCAACACAATCGAAAACTTGTTATGACTTTAATGAAATACGGCAGATTTTACGGAAAAATACAAACGATCATTCAATGTTATACAAAACAATGTTCATATATGTTTTCAAGCAAAAATATCGCAGTAATGGCAGCAACCCTTGCAAATTATGGAGTAAACCCGATTACCAAAAAGAAACTAACATCGCGAGAAAATGCGGAATATGCTATAATCCATATGGCAGAGCATGGAATGTATAATGAAGCACCTATATGGTGGAAGGAAACATGTCTGCCTGCTAAAAGCGGTGTCGGGGGAATTATTATGATAGTTATACCTGGTATTATGGGTATCGGAATTGTTTCACCACCTCTTAATACATTTGGAAATAGCACACGAGGTGTAGAAACAGGGAAAATGCTTGCAAATACGCCAATTTACACATAGTTCACATGGCTTACCACGGCTTACCACGGCTTATTCTGTTCCAAAAAGTTGTGCAATATTACATCTTTGCCTACATTCTCTACTTCTCCGGTTAATACTGAATCTTCGTATATTTTGCGAATAATATTAGGGGGTGCTGTTGACCCGATTTTTATCAACTTTTGTTCTACGAGGTATTTTTTAACATCTGATAAATTTTTATTTTTAAGAAGACTATGTTCTTTTTGTATTTTCTTTCGTGTATCATTATTTTTAATAAGCACACCAACAACATTTCCTTGTTTTCCTAACTTGAATCGTTTTGTTATTGTTTTTCTTAATCTTTTTCTTATTTTTGTTGCACGATTTGATGATGTTGAATTATTCATTTTATTTTCACGTTTCTCTCCATTCTCTCCATTCTCTCCATTCTCTCCATTCTCATGTTCTCCGTATCCTGATACAACATACGATGACGAACTCCCTGAACTGGTCTTAGGATTATGTTTATTTCTTAAATCATTTAACTTTTGTTGTCTTTCCGAATATAATACAGACTCGTTTTTATTTTCGTGATTTGTTGATTCTGAATGTGAATGTTTAATAGTTTTATTATATAATCGAAATGTTGGTTTTTTACCATGTTTTAAACATCCATATGGTTTATCATCTGTTAACTTAATAGGTGAAAAAGTAGGCGTCGATACTGATAACGTGGTTGATGGTATGGGAGAAGGTGAAGGGGAATGTGTTGGAGAACGTGATGGCATTGAAAATGTTTCAACCATAGGAGCATGGTCGAGGGCAATAGGCATAGGATCAGGCAATATTGTTAGCATAGGTGCAGCCATAGGCGCAGTTGGCATTAACTCAGGAGGTAGTTCTGTATATATTAAATTTCCAGCATCTGTCATAGCCGTCCCATGTCCATTAGATTTTCCTAAAGCCAATGTTATTTTTTCATTTTTGGGCGTGGAAGCATAAGTAGTAACATGATTATTATTATTCACTTTCGGAACATTAAGTTGTATTTTTTGAAATCCAGTGGCGTGGGAGTGGGGCTGAACTGCTTGTGTCGCAAAGGATACACCCCGTTGGGCAAGCGTGGGTGTGGGTGTGGGTGTGGGTCTTGGCGAAACAGGTCGCGATGGCGATACACTCCGTTGCAACATATTAGAACCATATGTTGCTGATGGTTTTTGATAAAGTTGAGTATTGACATTTAATAGTGTTCGGTGTGGTGATGTGTTATGGTTGTTGTTGTTGTTGTTGTTGTTCTTATTACTATGTAACGATTTTAAAATATCTTCATTTAAACTCGTTGAATTTGTTCCACTGGTTTTTTTCAATGTTTTTGAATTTTGGCGATGATGATGTTTCTCTGATTTTTCGGTTTGTTTTGTTTGTATGTATTTGTCTAAAAAATTAAGTGACTTCTTAAACTCATCACTAAATATTCTTGCTTCTTTTTCTTTATCTATGCCTCCGTTAGCATTCCCGTTTCCACTACCACTACTTCTACCCCCAAATTCAGATCCTTTTTTATGATTTGTAGGCTTTGTAGATAACAAATTTGGTGCCGCGGTAGTTGTCATAGTTAGTTCCGCTTTTCGTTTTGCATTTATTTTATCAAGCAAAATTTGTTTTAATTTACTTGGTTTTATTACTTCATCGGGTATTTTTTGACGAGTATGTTTTCTTGATTTATTTCTACTTGCCCCCGAACCTAGTTCCGAACCTACACCTGAACTTGATAAAAATGATGTGTTAATAACTATACTTTTTTTTGTTGGATCGCTCATAATATAATTTTAAAAATAAAATATTATTATGATTACAACCTATATTTATACCCATATCCATATCCTATAAATCCATATCCTATAAATCCATATCCTATAAATCCATATCCTATAAATACATATTTTGTATTACTTTAATATCGTCTTTATCAGCACGTTTCTTCACTTCATCGTTACTCGAATACATTTCAAAACCATTCTCTAAATCCTTCATCGTGATTTTTGTTTTCACGTTTTCAGGTTTACAAAAAACACGTCTACTATGTGCTATTTTCGTTTTTGAAAAAAGTGTCTCCATATCTCTCCCGTAATACTTAAAATACTTCATATGTTTCTCAAACCACTCCGCTTTTATTTCTTCACCTTCATAAATAGACCATCCAAAATCTTTCACCTTCTTACTAAAAATATCGCGCAAATCTTCTGCGGTATAATCGTCTATTTTGAATCGCCATGTGAAACGTGAATCAAGTCCGTCATTATATGCAAAAAAACATTCGTTCAAATCTTTTTCATACCCTGCAATAATCACCATTAAATCATCTTTATGATCGCTTAGGGCTTCGCATAATGTGTCAATACACTCTTTTGAAAAACTATCGCGTTTCTCCGTATTCCCAAGAGCATATGCTTCGTCAATAAACAATACGCCGCCAAGACTATCCTTAATCGCGTCTTTTGTTTTAAGTGCAGTTTGTCCAAGGTATCCGGCAATTAAATCCGCACGTGTCACTTTTTTAAATTTGGAGCGAGATAATGACGATGAGCCGGAGCCGGAGCCGGAGCTAGATGATGAACCTGAACCTGAACTACTTTTCTTTTTTGGGGGAACATATGTTCCCGATGATGTTGACGACCCCTTACTTTTAATAACACCTAAATTGCTGTATATTCTTCCTATTATTTTTGCAACTTCCGTTTTACCGGTCCCAGGGGATCCATAGATAACAGTATGCAAAAAGTCGCCACTACTGCTCGCCCCTGAATGCGAATGCTTGACATTAGGAACATGCAAGTTTTGCAAATAATACAACAATTGGTCTACTATATTTTCTTTCAGGTTTTTCATACCTATCATATTATTTAAGTCAACCAAGTCATTTCTAATCTTGTGCAAAGCTTGCATATTAATATTATATTCAACATTCGCTGCTAATTTGTAACTATCACATAAGTGAATTAAATCTTTGATATTTTTTATTTCAACGTCTATGTCAACTTTATCTATTTTAAAAGGAATGCGTTTGCATAAACATCCCATACAATTTTTTTCATAACATGCATCTTTATCATCGATGTCTACTCTAATGACTTCGATTTCTTTTTCTTTTTTAGTTTCTCCCGTTTCTCTCGTTTCTCCTGTTAAATCAGGAGGACAGGGAGGTAGCGGTAGAAGCACGTCGTCACCATTCTTGGGAACAAATCCAGGCTTAACTTTCTCTCCATTTTTAGGAACTGCAATAGGAACTTGAACTTTCATGACATTTTTTGTTCCATTCGCATTTTTTTCATTTGTCGCTATTGCGTTAGACATGTTAAGTAAATAATAATCAACATGCTGGTCCATAAAAGCAATAAAATTTTTAAAATGTTTGCGTAATACACGCCTCTGGTGCGTTTTCTGAATTGCTTTGATATCTACTTTATTTATGGTAGTAGTGGTAGGAGTTGTAAAAGTAACAGGGGTAATCGGATTAATAGGATTAATAATATTATTTACATTATCTCCACCTCCACCTCCACCTCCACCTCCACCTCCACCATTAGACGAGTCATTATTATTTATGTTATTATTTTTTGTCATTTTTAATGAAGTATCTGTATTACATATGTTAATTATATTTATATATTTTATTAACATATATTATAATACATTATAATACATTATATTAGTCATGGTAAGCTTAAATATACCATATATGGTATACTTATTTATAATTAGTATTATTTTTTATATAATAATAATGAAGATATTTAAGTATAATAAAAAAAATAAAATTACGTATTTCTTTGTAGTAGTTTTATTATTTTATATTTTCTATAAAGTTATTCCCACAAAGTTGTTTGGAAATAATAGAGTTACAGAAGGGATGTCTTTATCAGATTCTCTTATGTCGGGTGGAGAAAGTAATGACAGCGGTGAAGGAAACATCGACTATACAAAAGGATGGGACACCCCAGATAATTTTAGAGAAAATTATTGTAGTAAGGATGGAGTATTTATAGATTCTAATTTTTTTGATGATAAAACAAAAGAAACGGGGAATCCCAATGGGGGATTAGTTTATGGTTTAAAAGAAGAATTATACGATAAAACAAATAAAGAATTAAATAAAAAATTTATAGATGCTATTATAGACCAGGCTAAGAATAATAATAAAATTAATACTGAGTCATTCACAAAAGCTAATGGTTGTTTTACAAATCTAACAGCGGATTCTGGAAAAAAAGGATCTATGTCCCAAATGTGTAATCCAAAATGCAATTTTAATTTTACAGCTTCAAATAATAGTAATAGTTAAAAATTACATATAAATTACATATAAATTTATATATATTTTATTATATTCGTATATAATATAATAATTTAATTTAGATTAGGGTATATTATTTGCATATCATGAGACGCGCATTACTTATCGGTATTAACTACTTAGCAACTTCTAGTCAACTAAATGGTTGCATCAACGATATAAACAACATTGGTTCATATTTATACAATACCAGAAAATATAACTCTTTTTTGGTTTTAACAGACTATACCCATGCTAAACCTACAAAGGAAAACATATTACAAGCTTTTAATATATTTTTTACAAATGTAAGAGCAGGTGATGAATTATGGTTTCATTATTCGGGTCATGGCACTTTGTTGCGTGATACGAATCGTGACGAAGAAAGTGGTTTTGATTCTTGTATCTGCCCTATCGACTATGAAAAATCGGGAGTAATTAGTGATGATACGATTCGCCAAATGTTGGCGCAACGCGTTCCCAAGGGTGTAAAACTATATATAGTATTAGATGCATGCCATAGTGGAACAGGATGCGACTTGCGTTATAAATACGACGATAATAGTTACTTAATAAATAAACAAGCATCCGCGTCACTTCCTAATAAGTATATACCTACAGACTGGTCATTAAAACAAACCAGCTATGAGTTTAAAAAATATAATAAAACAATCGGAGAGGTGTATAGCATAAGTGGATGCCAGGATAATCAGACAAGCGCTGATGCATATATTGAGGGACAAGCAACTGGCGCACTCACATTTATACTTCTTTCTTGTCTTCGTGCAAACTCGCCATCAACATACAAATGGAAGCATTTACTAAAAGATATTTGCTGCAGTGAAAAAATAAGAGGTTTTACGCAAAAAACGTGTATAACATCTGGAACACCAATCAATTTAGAAAGTAATGTTTTTGCGACAACAACAGGAAGACAGATACAAATACAGAGTCTAAATGTAAATTCGACATTGGATACTATTATTGCACCACGTTCAACACATAATCATAATACTCATACATTAAGTAAAATTATTTTAACGAATTAGTTTTTTGATTTTTTATTTTTTTGATTTGTAATTTCTGTTCTTTATATATTTCATTTGTTATTTAGATTATTATATTACTTTGGAAATATGCTTAAAAATAAATTGAAATAATAAATAAGCATCTTAAGTAATATAAGAATCCTTCCAAAACCATCTTCGTCGCAAAAATAATTATATTCGATCTAAAATGTCAAAAGTTTCATCATCATCATCATCATCATCATCGTCTAAGATAAACAACAAATCATCTAAGGCTTTGGTGCAAAATATTGAATTACAAATTACGCAGATTGATTCTGAATTGGATATAAATAATGAAAATATATTGCATGATGGAAATGGAAATAGTAGCGAAACAAAAAAACAGAAAAAAATAGCTGCAAAATTATCAAAGTTGAATCTTGTCGGTAGCGGTGGCGGCGAAAAAGCAGAAAAAAAACTTTCAGAGGTAGACGATGCAAATGAATATGCAAACGCAGACAAAGAAAGGCGACTTACAGAAAGTATGGAACTCGAACTCATTGCTTCCTATCGGAAAAGTAAAAATACATTGTCGGATGTAAATTGTCCATCTATGCTTCCATATATTGAAACTCCATGGAGTATTATCGGTGCGTATTTCAACAAACAACACTTGAAACGTCTTGTTCGTCACCAAATTGAATCATACAACGATTTTGTCAGCAATCAAATTCAGCGAACGATAGAAATGTTCAACCCTGTCGCCATTGCATCAGAGCAGGACTTTTGCAAAAAATCCAAGAAAAATAGTCTCGAAATTCATGTTACGTTTGATAAATTCAACTTGTATCGTCCACAAATCCATGAAAACAATGGTGCTACAAAAATCATGTTTCCACACGATGCAAGGTCGCGCAACTTCACATATGCGTCTACTATGACGATCGATATCAATATTCAATATATTATTCGCACCGGCGAAAATCTAGAAAATGTGCAGACATTTCACAAATCAGTTCCCAAAGTGCATATCGGAAAGCTGCCGATTATGCTCAAATCATGTATTTGTGTTTTAAATCAATATACACATATTAATAATAATGTATCTGGAGAATGTAAACATGACGCAGGTGGCTACTTTATTATTAATGGCAGTGAGAAGACAGTACTCGGCCAAGAACGCGCTGCAGAAAATCGCGTTTATTGTTTCAATACTTCTAAAAACAACAGCAAATGGTCATGGACCGCCGAAATCAAATCCGTTCCCGACTTCAAATGCATCTCGCCGAAACAAATCAATGTCATGATTGCAAACAAAAATAACGGATTCGGTTCCCCTATTTATGTGCAGATTCCACGAATCAAGCAACCGATTGCACTCTTTATTGTATTTCGTGCCCTCGGTGTCATCTCCGATAAGGACATTTGCGAACACATATTGCTCGACGTTTGTGACGAAACAACAAAACAGATGCTCGATTCTCTTCGTGCGTCCATTATCGACGCCAACGCGGTCTTGACACAAGAAGAGGCAGTTAAAGTCATAACATCAAATGTAATGTATACTCCGATGAATATGGATAAAGAAACGGGTGCAGCAAAAAAGAGAGGATTTGCAAATGAAGTGCTACACAATGACTTGTTCCCGCATTGCCAAACACAAACACAGAAAAAATACTTTCTTGGTTATATGGTAAATCGTATCTTAAGATGCAGTCTCGAACTTGCAAAACAAGATGACCGCGACTCATATCTAAACAAGCGCATTGATTTGACCGGCGCTTTACTCAATAACCTGTTTCGCAACTACTTCAACAAGCTGGTAAAAGATATGTCGAAACAAATCGTTAAAGAAATCAACACCGGTTCGTGGCGTTCTACGGATGACCACATGAGTATCGTGAACAAGACCAACATCTACAAAATTATCAAGTCCACTACGATTGAAAATGGCCTCAAGCGTGCATTATCCACCGGTGATTTCGGTATCAAAAATGTGAATAGCAACAAGGTCGGTGTTGCACAGGTATTGAATCGTCTTACTTATGTGTCGAGTCTTAGTCATCTTCGCCGTATTAATACACCTGTTGACAAAAGTGGAAAATTAATCGCACCCCGTAAGTTGCACAGCACCACATGGGGTTTCTTGTGTCCTGCCGAAACCCCAGAAGGTGGCAGTGTTGGTGTTGTAAAAAATATCAGTTATATGACGCATATTACGATTCAAAGCAATTCGGAGTCTTTATACCAGCACGTTGAGCCCTTCATTGAGCGCCTGGATTCTGCTATGACTACGCCGAAAGAAATGTTCTTAAATATCAAAGTATTCGTAAATGGTGCTTGGTTAGGCAATACGCAGAATCCAATCGAACTATATAATGCATTCAAGGATAAAAAACTAAAAGGAATTATCAATATTTACACGTCAGTTGTATTTGATATTAAAAATAGGGAAATCAGGATTTGTAATGACGCGGGGAGATTGACGCGCCCTGTTTTGCGTGTGAAAAATAATAAGATATTCATCACAGATAAAATTATTGCGGATTTGAATGCTGAAAACTTGTCTTGGGATGACCTTGTTACCGATGCCAAGACCGAAGAAACGATCGTAGAATATATCGATCCGGAGGAGCAAAGCTTTAGCATGATTGCAATGAAACCAGACGATGTCGTCAAGAAGGCAGACAGCAACTATATTTACAAATATACGCATTGTGAAATTCATCCAAGCACTATTTTCGGAATCTTGGCGTCTTGTATTCCATTCCCAGAGCATAACCAGTCTCCAAGGAACACCTACCAATGCGCTATGGGCAAGCAAGCTATGGGAATGTATGTCACAAACTATCAAAATCGTATGGACAAGACCGCCTATGTTCTTACCTACCCAAGTCGCCCTCTCGTAGATACACGCGTTATGGGTATGATTAAACTCGACCAAATTCCGTCTGGGTCTGCAGTGATTGTCGCAATTATGACATATTCCGGTTACAATCAAGAGGATAGTATTCTTGTAAACAAGGGCTCCATCGATCGTGGTTTATTCAATGCAACGATTTATCACACCGAGAAGGACGAAGACAAGAAGATCAACGGCGACGAAGAAATCCGATGCAAGCCCGACCCTTCAAAAACCAAGGGTATGAAGTTCGGCAACTACGATAAAGTCAACAACAAAGGTCTCGTTCCTGAAAATACATTTATCGAAAATCGCGACATTATTATTGCCAAAGTCGTCCCTATTAAAGAAAACCGCAATGACCATACGAAGCTCATCAAATATGAAGACCATAGCAAGATTCATCGCACAACAGAGGAGTCATACATTGACAAGAATTTCATCGACCGAAATGGCGACGGATATTGTATTGCAAAGGTCCGCATCCGCACTTCGCGCAAACCCGTCATCGGCGATAAGCTCTCTTCGCGCCATGGACAGAAAGGTACTGTAGGAAATATCATCCCCGAAAAAGACATGCCGTTCACTGCCAACGGAATGCGCCCCGATATCATCATCAACCCACATGCAATTCCGTCTCGTATGACGATTGGTCAACTCAAGGAAACACTACTTGGCAAGGTTCTCGTCCAACTCGGTTTGTTCGGCGATGGCACGTCTTTTGGCGAACTCGCAGTCGACGATATCCGCAGAGAATTGCTAAAGACAGGTTACGAGTCACACGGAAATGAGCTTCTATATAACGGCATGACAGGGGAACAGATTGAGTCGAATATATTTATCGGTCCCGCCTTCTACCAGCGTCTCAAGCATATGGTAAATGATAAGCAACATAGTCGTTCAATCGGACCGATGGTAAATCTGACACGACAACCGGCGGAAGGCCGCTCGCGAGATGGAGGGTTACGTTTTGGCGAAATGGAACGTGATTGCGAACACGAAGACACACCAATTACGCTGTCAAATGGATTAAGTGTAAAAATAAAATCACTCGGTGAAAATAATGGATGTATGAATATTATGGGCTGGAGTGAAAATAAAAATGGAATGGTCCCCTCTAGACAAGTAGCCTTTATGGATAAAGGAACGCGCGACTGCGTGGAACTGACGTTCCAGGATGGTAGAAAACTTACATGCACGGAAGACCATCCTATTTTGACATCAGACAATAAATGGGTTAAAGTAAAAGATGTTGAATTGAATTCTACAAAAATTAAGTCAAGCATAACCTGTCCTCTTGTTGATATTAATGAAGAAATTAGAGAATGTGCTGGATGGACGCTTCATTTTGGAACAAGAATACTCGAAACAAATACTCGTGAAGAATTTATGAAAACGCTTGCGTTTGCTCGCATTATTGGATATTTGATTACGGATGGACACATGAATTCAAAAATTAAAATAGCAGACTTATTTCTAGGACACATGCTAGATGTTGAATCTATAATAAAAGATATTGAACTATTTTGCGAAAGCAAACAAACAAATTTTAACTTAAAAAATTTATATATAGTTAGAATTCCAGCAGAATTAAAGAATGATATTATTCAACTTCCAGGATTAATAAGCGGCAGAAAAGTAAACCAACCTGGAACTTTGCCTGAATTTATATTGGATGAAAAATGCCCTCGCCCGATAGTTCGTGAATTTCTTGCTGGGATGTTTGGTGGTGATGGGCACACTTGTGTTCTTTCGATGCATAGAGGAAAACGCGACATTCTTTCATCGGTATCATTTTCACAAACTAAAACATACGAACATCGTGAATCATTACAAAAAATGTTTGAAGATATTCAGAAACTACTTGCCAAGTGCGGAATTCATAATACTACGATTCAAAAACCGAAAGAAACAACATTCTCAAAACAGAAATTTGAAGCAAAAGATAAAGCAGACAATTCAGGACGCAGCTTTCAATTGACTCTCCATTTCCCGATTGAACAACTAGTCACATTCTCTGAAAAAATTGGGTTTCGGTATTGCTGTCATAAATCTCAACGATTGGAAGCCGGTGTATCTTATCGTCGTCTTCGCGAGGAAGTGACGCGTCAACACAATTGGATGGTGAATCGTGTCAATGAAATTACAAAATTCAAAGAAATTAAGGAAAAAACTCCCGAAAAAATGGTGCCGACGAAGAAAGCGATTGCTCAAGCCGTTGAAGAGTTGAAGAAAACAGAAGGACTTCTGCACGAATACGCAATTCCAAGCACGCATGATATTACGGATCACCTCATCAAAGGAACAGAATTCGGCAAATTCACAGCGAAAGGATTCCCAACTGCCGAAGAATTCCTTGAAACGATTGGTGCACTAGATTGGTTCAAGAATGAGGATAATGGTAGTAGTGGCAAGTGTCGCACAGATTTGGATGATGTGGATGTGGATGTCGACGCGGATGCATCAAGTGAAGACTCGGTCTCGGTCTCGGTCTCGGTCTCGGGCAACGACGATGATGCAAAGTATGGCGTAACACGGGGTTGTGACTCTATACCCACTATGAATTTGACAATCATATCAAGAATACCTGTCGGTCCTAAACCTGTATACGATATTAGCGTAAAAGATACACACTCGTTCCTTGCAAATGGTGTTGTCGCGCACAATTGCATGGTGTCACATGGAGCAGCAAGATTTACACGCGGACGCTTATACGATGCTTCCGATAAATACCAAGTGCATGTGTGCCGCGACTGCGGTATGATTGCAGCATATAATGATAAGATGGGTATTCACTGCTGCAGGACATGTGACAACAGGACAAACTTCGCATACGTTGAAATTCCATACGCCTGCAAACTACTATTTCAGGAATTACAGACTATGAATATTGCGCCTCGAATCATGACATAATAATGCAATGAAATAAGACTCAATCCTATTCTATAAAAATAAATATTATTTAGCATATAATATATATTTTTTATTGTATTTGTAATTATATATATTATAATAATATAACAATAGTATAACTACAAAATATAATGTCTAATTTAGGTGGAGGTTTTCCAGGTATTGCACCGACTCTTATAGGCGGTGGCGCTGGTTCAGATGGTGGAAGCGGAATGGTTGGAAGCAGCGAACGTTCAATCAATAGGTTTTCACTGGTGCAGGCATGGAATGGTGCGGCGGCTACAGGAACTATAAATGGTTATCGGCGACAGATTGGGCCATTTAGGGCGGTAAATAATGCCGGTGATTTTTTGTCACGTCCTAATTATACATCTGGTGGTTCAAACCAGGTAAACAATGTGCGCGGTGGTCTTACTGGCTATAAAGTTTTAGGAGGTGCTATTCAGGCTCGTCCTGATAATACCGGTATTCCATCTGCAACATGCAATCCCAAATACGTTTATGATGGGTCTGATTATATTCAGTTCAAAAAATTACAAGCGGTAAATAGGAACTATAATGACTATAGTTTTGGCGGTGACCAGTTTAGCGGTTCGCAGTCTGCTTGGAGACGTGTTCACCGATTTTAAATTATGCAAAGTATACATGTCTTGAAATGAAATTACATAGATGCACACTTTACTATAACTTTAGCATTTACTGAAAATATGTATATATAATTTAGTATATATATTATATATACATATCAAATGTCATCTGTACCTATAAGAACACTACAATATTATTTCAATGGCCCACCTACTCAAGGTATCGTTATTAAACAGCTTGGTAATAATGGCGTGCAATCGTGCACGGCTCCTGCACCGAATCAGCAATACCCTACTGACCAAACGGGAAATGTAGCAAATGCGCGTGCGTCGTTCATGAACGCCCAGAAAAACTTCTCTACCAATCCTCTTGCACCATCCACTTCAAAAGTTGCAAGCAATACAAACTATACCACAAGTATGTTTCATAGTCATTACCAACGTCGTGTTTTAGCAGGGAAGCCTATTCCCGTTCCTGTTTGCGGTGACCAATATATCAACATGTTAAAATATGATGCAATCGGTAAGTCGGCATATAAAGTCGGTCTTGCACTTGATGCACCATATCAGACGAAAAACAATGACAATACTATTCGAAATATACGGCGTCAAAGGTGTCGCAATGGTGGATGCGTAGCACCCAAAAAGAAGGGAGCTATTGAAAATCCGTTTCAATCTGGTGGTTCGTCTATTTTATCATCTTTAGGAAATCGGCAAATATACGCGTCATAATATATTTTTATATTTTTTTATTATATAAATATAAAAATAAAATGTTAAACAAATTTTTGGTTGAATTTTTAGGAACTTTGTTCTTTTTGTATGTTATTATTGCTACCGGAAATGCCCTTGCAATCGGTGGTGCACTTGCTTTAGCGATTTATTTAGGAGGAAAGATTTCCGGAGGTAATTACAATCCTGCGGTTTCTGTCATGATGGTTGTCGCGGGTAAATTGTCAAAACAAGATTTGATTGGATATATTATTGCTCAAATCCTTGGTGGTTTAGCCGCTTTTGAATTGTATAAACGATTTAAGTTTTAAAGGAGGTAATTGATTATTTCTATTTTTTATAAATTATATATTAATTTCTTATGTTAATATATAAAAAAATGTTTGAAGGACTTAAACAAATGTTTAGACAGAGTCAGAGTCAGCAAGGCGGTGGTCGCACTCGTAGACGTAGACATCATCGTCGTAGAAATTCTCGCGGTGGAAGTCCTGATGTTGATCATCTTACACAAGAGCAAGAGCTTGTAGGTGGACGTCGTAGACGCAAGTCGCGCAAATCTCGTCGTGGTTCTAGAAAGCACTCCCGCAGACACCGCAGGTGAATTATCATTTACGGATAGTAGTGTTTAATAATTTAACACTATATTATCATGTAATATCATGTATTATTATGTATTATCATGTATTATCATGTGTTATTATTATTTAAGATTTATACATAAATAATAATATTAAATTAAAATTGCAATATACACCATATTTTCATCTCTTTTTATACATGTTTGCCATTAATTTGAGAGCAACATAAATCCATAGTGCACCAAATGAAAATATAAATATTTTAAGGAATATATCATCTGGCATCATTATATTATGTCCTTTATTTCGATAGTTGCTGCTATCGTTGTTGCTTTCATTTTCATATAGTTTCTTTAGTTCTCTATTTCTATACCTTCTCCTCCTTCTTGTTCTTTTTTTTGTTTCATCATGAACCATAAACCCGTCAGAACATGTTCCGTTTGTTACAGGATTAATATAATTATTTGCTACAAAGTTGCAAGGTGAAATGTTTTGTATATCATCAATAGATACATAAGCAGTTCCTGTGCCTACATTATTATTAACATCAATCGTTTCAAGTGTTACTTGTTGACATTGAGGGGGATCCATGCTTGTAAATGCTGAAAAAAAATTAATTTGTGATAATGACATCGCATCCTGAAGCATACCAGGAATAAGTCCTTTAAATGTAGAAAAATTACCACCCACTCCAGCAGGAATTATTCCTAAATTGCCTGTTGGAACATTGTCAACATACAATGACTGAGTTTGACTATTTCCATCAGGATCTGTGCATTTCTGTGAAGTTGCATAAAAATATTTATTTCCAAGAGGTTGTCCTGTCTTTGAGGCAGGTGAATTTCCTTCAACAAGAAGACTTATATATGACACTATACCTGCAACACCATCAGATATATTTGATAAGTTAGACCCAGGTGACATTCCTAATTCGGATGGTGTTTTTATATATTTGTAGTAAATATAGTTATTATCAACAGGGGAGCTACTACTACCACTGCCACTGCCACTGCCGCTACCGCTACCGCTGCCACTTCCACCAAAACCGAACATTTATATTTTATATGTTATATTTTATAGTTTAAATGTTATATTATACTTTATGTGAAGTGTAACTATATACTATTATATTAGTATATAATTATTATTTTGTTATTTTGTTATTTATTATTAGAAAAATATTTTATATAATATACATAGACATACATATATTTAACTAAACTTTGCTTCTAGTAGTTTATTAGATGGAGGTGTTGTTCCAGATGTAGGTGATTTTTTATTTTCTTCTTGTCTTTTTTGATTATTAACTAACATTTGTTGATTTGCTGCATTTGCTTGTTCTTCAGCATCCTTTGATGATGGTCCTTTTTTTTTCTTTTTATCTTCTTTTTTTACAGATTCTTTTGTCACGACTTTGGGACCGGTTTTAGTACCAGTTGTTGCCGTCGCTGATGCGCTATTGTCACCATCTATACCTTCTACTATTTTAGAACCAAAACATGAGTTATATATCCAGTAAAATAGAATATAACAAAAAAGTATAGTAAATAATGCTATAAGTATATTATTGAAATTATTCATATATTTATAATATTATATTCTAATATTATATTCTAATATAAATATAGACATAGTAACGGAATTATACATAGACATAAATGTCAAGTTCAAATCAAAATTCAAATATACGTCCTAAAATAAATCTTCCTCTAAATTTTAGCGCTTCAAATTCTTTAATAACTACAAGGGTTCCGCATTATGCAACCAAAGATGGAACAGCGGTTAGTATCATTCCCGGACTTAGTCGACCTTTAGCTAATGGTATTGACCCAAATCAACCTGAACCCCAAAAATCGAATGGCGCCGATTTTAAACCTCGTCCTATTAAACACTGGCGAAGACAATTAAGACCTTCTACGTTTGGCGGTGTTATATCATCAGGTACACGTGTAGCCACGATTCAGCTTGCAAGCACACCAGGCGGCGAAATATATCGCGCAAATAATAATTGCACTTGTGCTGATGCTAGTGATGGTGGTGGTAATGCATATACGATTTCTGAAAAATTTACAAAACAAGGCGAAGATAATCTTTCAACTTCAACATTAAATGGCGGAACTATTATTGAAAATGAGGGTTATGTCCAGGTGGGAAATAGCACTGCACAAGAAGGAACAGACGAAAACTACCAAATACTTACTGGAATTTACAATACAAAATGTATTTCATGCACCGCTCCTGCTAGAGTTATTAAATCGGCGTCGACACTTTTAAGCAAGGCGTATTATACTACCCATCAAGCATATATGAGATCGCGCACTAACACATATGAACAAAAACTACTAACAATTCCAATCAATGCAACGGGATTTGACTATTATAATGCCGATGGTCAACTCAATTGGCCATCAGATAGTGCAACGGGTTCGCAAGTATATGCTACGACCGACCAGTATAATCCGCAAAGCACGCGAACTTGCAATGGGCGTAAGAATGGAACTACGATTTTTAAGCCCAATAATCGCCAGTATGCGTGCCAGGGGGCGGTAGATAGTAGCACACGTATTGACAGACTGAAACAAACTGCGGTAAATAAAAATGCAGCGTCGTTGCGCGAGGCATTCGGTTCTGAAGGTGCAAGTGCTTGCGCTTATCGTGGTATATCCGATACGCCCTACTTTCTTAAAAGCAAGTATCAACCACCGATATGTTCGCAAAAGAATCTTGGTGCTATTTATCGTCAAGACCATACGATTTGTTTTCCTTCTATGTCGTCTGATTTAGAAAAACATTATAATACACGTTTGACTTATTATTAAATTGTCACGATTTACAATTTTATTCACATTTAAATATAAATAATATATATGTATTTGTATTTAACAAAGAACTAGGCAGTAAATCATGAAAATATATACAAGGCGAAGGGGACGACGATATCGACGACAACAACGTCAAACGCGTAGTAAAAAATATGTAAAAGCGCAAAGGCAGCGTTCTCGATGTGGTGGTATTTCTAAACGTCCAAGTGCAAGGGCATCTAATAGTGGTAGTGTTAAATCATCAGCGTCAATGCCACCACCTCAATCCAAAGCACTTTCAAGAGCGTCAACCACACCAAGTAGAAGTGCTAAACCTACAGGTGGTATAGTGGTTATAAAAAATGGTGTTTCTGTTTCGCAGTCTCATGGTCGAACACCTTCACGTGCTCCTTCGCATGCGCCCCCTAAAACTTTATTGACAAATGCAGGAATATCAAAAAAAGAAATATCAAAAGATGATAAAGATGATGCCGAAGTATCAGAAGCTGTAAGAATAATAGCTAACTTTCCACAAGATATGGGTAAATTTTTACAAATGGTTATAAACAACTATAAATTATTAAACGATGAAAGTGTAAAGTTCGCATTACGCCAACAAATTAGTATAAATATGGGACCAGCAACAGGGCGATTATCTAGAAATGGTATTATATTTATAAGTTATATTTGTGGTATACTACGTGGTTTGTTAGATGCAATGACGGCAGAAACCAATGTAGATAAAAAAAGTAAAATATTACATAAAATAAAACAAATAGAACACTTTATTTGTTTACTGGATAGTGTTGGATGTTCATGGGGTATTCGACCCTATAATAAAACTGATATGGAGACTATAGATGACTATTACAGAATAATTAAAGACGATGAAGCAGGATTACAAGAATACTATCAACGACTTAATGCACTTATTGATACATATTTCCCTGTTTTAAAAAAACATGCTAACCCTTCTCATGTAGTTTCATCTTCTATGTGTAGGCGTTTTATTCCTGGACACGTAGTATGTAAATTGCCTACTCTGTATGAATAAGAATCTGAAAAAAACTGATTAAGCTTATATATAATTATTTTTCATAGGTAAATATTTACAGAGTTTAATATTTACAGAGTTTAATATTTACAGAGTTTAATATATAGTTAATTATATAAATATTTATATACATATAGTAGTAATGTCAATTTCTGTTGTTTCAGTCGACCGAATAAATGCGCCCCTTAATTTTAGAACATCGGATACACTTATTACAACAAAAGTCCCGCATTATCCTACAAAAGTAAATACGGGTATGCTTATTATACCTGGCTGGACGCGTCCAAATGCAAATGGCATTAATACAAACATTAATTCGGCCGATTTTAATGGTCCTAATTTTAAGGCACGTCCACTAAAACATTGGCGACGTCAGTTGCGTGTATACAACAATAACGGAAAGGGTCCATCCAATAATTCGCGCACTGCTACTATAGCTATCCTTGATAAGCCTGGAACCGGTGTTTATCACCATGAGCCTGATTGTGCATGTGTAGGAGATGAAGGCGGCAATTCATATATTATTGCAAATAATAAATTTGGTTATGAAACACAAGGAAATTTATATTCGACGCCGCATAGCGACGTGACGATTCAAAATAATGGATCTAACACTATCCCCTATAATGCAACAGAAGATGAAATAAATGATCCAACAAATACGGCATATAAAGTGATAACTGGGTTATATAATACAAAATGTATAAATTGTTCACCGCAGTCCAATCAAATACGCAGGTCAATGTCAATCGTATATAATAGTCAGTCGTATTATGAACGATCGCATGCAAAGTTGCAGGCGCGGTGTCAAACATATCAGCAAAACATCTCAACGAATCCGGCAAGTGGTGTGACATATTTTAGCACCAGCGGCGAGCCACTATGGCCAAATAATACACCAACAGGTCCACAAGTTGTTGCACCCATTGATTTTGGAAGTATTACATACAAGGGGGATTTTTTTAATATATATAACTATGTAAGTGGCACGGCGTCACTTACTCCTGTAAGTAACATCGCATCTTCAACTTTTACCCCTAAAATACGATGCCGGCTTTCTTATATATTAGCGGGATTTTACGTGAATTTTCCTTCAGTATCGTCACTAATACGCGCAGTTGTATATGACTTGGCAAATAATATTATATGTGTTAGCCAAAATACAGAAAATACATTTATAAGTCCATACTCGCCTGGCAGTCCTTCTTTTAGTGAAGTAAGTTTAGCATTCTATTTTCCTGAAAATATATACATAAATATTACAACTGCATACTATATACGTTTTGAGACATTGAATGCGACAAATTTTTACTATATAGTTGATACAACAACGCCACCTAGTTCTCCCCTTACTGGAAAACTTGTTGCAGAGCCATTATACTGCGAGTCACAGACTATTTATAAACCAAACAATGTAACATTTGCAAAACAGGGAGGTGTTTCTGGTTCAGTCCGAACAAAACAGCTTGCGACAAATTCTGTACTTTTGAATGGAAATGTTTTTTATAGCGCTGCAGGTGCATCCGCCGCGAATGCTGGGTTATACCAAGGGACAAATATATCCGATAATTATTATGTAAAGACAAAACCGGTTATACAAAGTTGTGCGGTTAGGGATACATCGAATGATGGAAATGGACGGAATGGTAGAAGGACGAAATGTTTTTGAGGATTTCGTGTAATATTTTGTTCGTAAATAAATATAAGTATAACTATAATTATAATATTATAATTATAATATTATAACTATAATTATAATGACAAAAAATATTGATAATAACACTATTACGCAACCGCAACCGCAATTACTTCCTTTTCAAAAGACAAAGGAAGAACGAAGTGCTGATGTAAAACCAATTATATATAAATTAAATGAGCTTAAGTTTAATATGACATATGAACCAATTCGCAAGATGTATAAAATAGTAAATGAATATATAAAAGAAGGCGAATCCCGTAAAATAAATATTGCATTTCCGGAAGTAAAGCGACGAATCAAGGGATTTTTGTCCGACGATACTCGCAAAGAAACATGGATGAAACTTGAGGCGGATGATTAAATAGTCCGCGGCCGGAGAATCTATTTATCCGTCTGCGGCGGCGACTATAAAGAAATTTCGCTATTTCGCTTGTCAACAAATATTTCTTTGCCGATGTTTTTTATGATTTTACGTTCATAGTTCTCATAGTTTTCGATCGGTTCACATATTGAACGCACCATAGTCAGGTATTCAATTTGTTTACATTCTGTTTCTATCCAGTCAGGATTATCATTTGCCCATTGCTGCAAAGCGGTTCGCTCTTTATCGGCAATTTTTACGATAGTATTTTTCATTGTTGTATGATTCTCATCTTTGTGCCACTTGTCTTCGTCTTTGATATACATAGTGTCGCGCTTAATATCCGTGCAATGAATTGGACGCTTATACACATCCAATTCTTTGAGACCTTTTATCATCACATCCGTTATACCACGCGAAATGCCATTCTTTTTTGAAAATAGTAAGTCATCTAGCGTAATTTTTAATGAGTCAATAAAGTCCGATATGTTGAGAGCATCTTTGCACTTTTCATTTAGGAACACATTTAGGTTAAAGTTATTTGTTGTGTTATTCATAGTATTGTTTGTTGTGTTGTTTGTGGTGTTACCTATTTTGGGTATTATACTAATTATTTGTTCTTGTTGTTTTTTTATTTGGTCTTGTTGTTCTTTTATTATTTTTATCATTTCTTTATTATCATTTATCAGTTCCATAAACATATGTTTTGTTATCGTGTCTTTATTTGTTTTGTCGACATTAAACTCAATATCGTCATCAATATCGTGAGCATGTGTCATGTCGTTATTTTCACATTCTTCTTTCGAAGACTTGTAAATAAGACATGTTCGTTTATGCTTTGCCAGACTTGTGTGATGGTTGTATTTGTTACCACAAATGCAGACAAATTTTTTTGACTCATTATTTGGTGCTTTTTTTGTAGTCTCATGTAGTCGTTTATGCTTGTTGGTCTCAAGATGTCTTTTGTATTCATTTTGCTTACAGCATTTAAAGTCACAAATTTCACATACAAAAAGTGGAGTTTTTTTGGAGTTTTTTTCGGTAGCCATTTTCATATATATAGACTACATAAAAAAACTCCTAAACCTTTTTCATAAATATTGTAAAAATGTCCAAAAAGATATCGTAACAAATTTTTCAACTTAAAAAAGCAATTGAGACCATTATGGTCTGAGTGAGGTTTTCAACATTTTTTTCAAATCTAGAAATGAAAAATCAAAAATGGACATTTATAAATGTCCTTTTTTCAAAAATCCAAAATAGATTTGAAAAAACATTACATCATTCATTCCACAACCAGAACTATCCATTTCACCGAAATTCTATAAAATAAAAAATAAATAATAAATAAAAAATAAAAAATAAAAAATAAAAAATAAAAAATAAATAACACACCTAAAAAACGATATTCTCATCAATCCATTTTTTAATCTTTATATTAGTAGGCTCTAGTATTTTATTCAGTCCTTCAATGAGTGTTTGATAAGCAGTATCATTTTGTTCCATAAGTATGAGTGTATTATATATAATGTAGTATATTTCTTGACTATAGATATCGGTAATTCGTATGAAAACATCGTCGATCTTTTTAGTGTTGATGGTGTCGCTAGATTTGCTGGTATTCTTTTGCGAACTTGTATCTGGTTCATGTTCTTCTTCGTTATCATCGTCGCGCAACACTTGTTGCATTTGATGCGAAGACTTTCCTTTCTTTTTATTTGATTTGTCTCTTTGTGTATCGTGAGAAGCGTGAGAAGCGTGAGAAGCGTGAGAAACAATTAAATTATCCAACTCATGGTTATAAACATCAGGGCGTTGACTTTGTTTTGTCATTTCTGTATCAGTTTCGAGGATATTTTTATACATTTGCAATGTGTGTAGAATATGTATTTTCTCGGTTTGCCCATAGGTTCGAATCAAGTTACCTATTCCATTTTTTGCAAGTTCGATTAGTAGTTCGTATAATTTTTTATTTACTATATTTGATGATGCTAAATGTTCGCAATCTTTTACTGCTACGCTTGCGAGAGCGTTACCACCATTATTGCCATTGCTACCATCCCTTCCGCACAAAAAGTAGTAGAATTTTTTAAACCGATAAAAAATATTGAATAAATAAAACAAGTCTTCTTGGGTGTCGTTATTATACCATCGAACTATCGATTGTGAATAATTAGGTGGTTGTATGTATAATATATTATTATGAATCGTCAGTTTTGTTCCTATTGGCGTAAATGATAAATAAGCAATTTGTAGTAATGCTTGTAGGGGTTCAAGAATGGTTTCAAAACGTTCTTTCTTTTTTTTTGTTTTTATTGTTTTATATAAGACATTTAGTGTTGCTTGCATATTATTTCTTATTTTTATTTGTATGTTATACTATTCGATTATAATTTTAATATATTTTTATCGTATAACACAAAAATATATTTAATTGGTAGATATAAATATAGTATTATATATTCTTATTCTGGTATTTTAGTATATCTCTCTATTTACAACATGTCAGCAAAAAAAGAAGTAAATGGCATTATCCTTATTTTATCGTGTCAAAAACATAAAGAAACCAGATTGAAAGAGATAAATTTAAAAAATACGTCTTATGAAAATTGGGAAGTTGTATATGTAATAGGTGACTTTTTTTTGGATGCGAATTACAAATATGAAAATAACGAAACTACACATGGTAAAAATTATTTATACCTAAGATGCGAAGACTCTTATTTACATTTATTGAAAAAATTGGTTTTGTCGATAAAAGCAGTATATGAAATATTCGATATAAAACAAGGAGTGCTGCGATGTGGCGACGATTTATACTTTAATGAAAGTAACCTGATTAGATTTTTAAACTCTAGAAAATACGACTATTATGGTCAGTCAAAGAAATCACATAATTATAAATGTGTAGATAAAAATGTATTGAGAAAAATAAAAATGGATCATTTTATGACAAGATATTATAAAACGCATCCTGAAGATTTTTTAAATCCTCAACATAATTTAAAAGGCATAGATATTTCAAAATATTGTATCCGCCCGAATATATATGGTGCAGCTGGTGTTTTTTTCTTTTTATCAAATAAGGCGTGTACAATATTAATTCGTCATATGGAAAAAATAAATTTCAATGTATTACACTATGATCATTTTACAAAATCATATCCATATGTTATTGAAGACTGCGGTGTATCATTTATAATGTATGTGAATGATATCATATATATTGATAATCAGGCTTTTATTTATAAAGGTAATGAGTATCAAAGAGATATTTATGATTTTATGAAATCGAATACGATAGTTATGCATACAAATATGTATAAATAAAAGTTTATATAACCAAACATTGAATATATTGAATATATGAATATTTGTTATTTTCTCTCGTTTCTCTCGTTTCTCTCGTTTCTCTACTCTTTTATATCCTACTATTCTGTAGGAGAGTGTCAATTAAGTTAGATATTCTCCCTATTTGTTGATACGCTTTCAATAATATCATCTATTATACTGGATACTATACCAGACTCAGTATATTCAGGTTCAGGAAGAGATAATATATTACTTTCATTATTACTATAATTTTTTCTGTTACTATTATTCTTATGAGTATAATTTTTATTTTTTAAAAATGTATTTCGTTTGAATGAGTTATTATTGCCAGTACTAGCAGTATTATTTGAAGTAACTACAGAACCTATATTATCATCATATACACCAGATAAAAAAATATTATTAGATGACAATAATTTTATACATGGTATGTCATATTTATCGCACCACGAAATACACTTTTGTATATTCATTTTCTTCAATGCATCTATTTTATCGTGATTGTTTCTACTACCTATTATATTTAGGGTTGTAATAATATTTTCTAATTGTTTTTGCCCCATTATTATATTAATTTCTTCAATCTTATTTAAAAAATAATAGTCGTGTTCAAATTGCAATAGTGAAATTATACTATCATGATGCATCAATTTGTCAAATTCATTTGTAAAAACATCTATAAATTTTTGAGTATCATTTGCATCTAGTAAAAAATTCTTACATACTATATATTTTTCAGAATTTGCTAGTCTACTTGTGAATGGTTTTGTAATATATACTTCAGAATATACACGCGTCAACATATATAATATATCGATCGTCAACTTTGAAAAAATATCAAATATTTTAAGTATAAAATGTCCACCTTTTTTTTGCATCGTGATTGCATATATCACCTCAGAAATAATTAGCTTACTTACTAATTCCTCCTGTTTATTAAAGTCGTTCGACACGTCAATGCCACCATCTGCAGTAATGATATGCATTGAATTTTTGAATTTATCAACACAATAAAGATAGTTTGCCTTATGTAATAAATTTCCTGTTTCATCTCTTCCAGTTATAATCCTAACATTTTTATTTGCTTCTAAAAACTGATGACTTTTCTTCCATCCAGGACATCCAGGGTCATTGTTTATAAGCGTCATTCCATAGTAACTATCATTTATGTTTTTACGTATAAATGCAGTTGCTTCTATAAATCCACCTGGTCCTTCTGCAAGGTGAAACGTTTGTATATTTTCTCTTGACTCATTCAATTTAAACATTTTCCATATTTCTATCATTTTATAAAATGAACGCGATAGTGGTTTTATTTTACTAACAGAAAGTTTACTACCTGGAATAATAGTATGAATGAATTCATATGGATTTGTATATTTTTTAATAGTATCCCATGCTTCTGCAGATAACTCAATTTGTTGTTTAAACCTTGATAAAAAATCAAACAATGAATTAGATATATATGTCGTACTAACATATTCAGATGAAGTAGATTGCAATGGTTCTGGTTCTTGTTCTTGTTCTTGTTCTTGTTCTTGTTCTTGTTCTTGTTCTTGTTCTGGTTCTGGTTCTGGTTCTGGTTCTGGATCATATTTTTTTTTATTTGTTTCATAAAGTGAAAAATATACTTTTTTATAAATTTGTGAATCTATAACTGAAGATAAATTATAATATGACATAGATGTTTTAGTATAAAATATTTATTTTTTGATATAGTTATATGATAATAGAAATAATATTTAGATGGTTTAACAAATAAACATTATTTATTCTTTATTTTTGATATAGTCATATATCATTCTACAATAACAATATCATTATTCAATGTTATTATACATCACCGCTTTTGCTTCCTAATGATAATTTACCAAGCTTTGAAAGCGATGCTTTTGCACTAGATTTTGACTTTCCTATTATGGAAACAGCTGCTTCTGTGGATGCTGCTGCGGATGTAGAACTAGTTCCGGGACCAGACGTTGCACCCAAGCTTATTACAGGTTCAAGTGCTGATTTTTTCTTAATAAGTAGTTTGTCGGATGCGGATGCGGATGACGCCTCCGATTTTTTACTTGTCGATTTTGAACCGAATAGTTTCGAAATAGTTGCATCTTTCTTTTTTGATGAAATACCAGAACCTATGTCTTCAATCTCTAATAATGCTGCTTCTCCTGCTTCTCCTGCTTCTACACCTATTTTCTCCATATCGGCAAGTTTTGATGCACGATATGACATGACAACATTTCCTTTCGATGCCGCCACGCCCTCACTTGTAAGTTGCGACGCCAGTTTTTGAACACTTATAGAATCAGATAAATTCATCTTTTCTTGGAATACATGTATGCCTGTAACGCTACGAAATACGTCTTCAACATCTACATTTGCAACTTTCTTAAATACAAAATACCGATTGTAAAATGATATCTGTTTCTCAATTGGTGTCATATAAATTGCACTACCATACCTATTCTTTTGACGTATGTCTTGTTCGACATCTTGTTCCATCCTCGTAAATAACTCCGAAAACATTCCCGTGCCATTCGGCAGCCCTAAAGCCACCGCATCTTCGCGTTTTAATAGTTGAAATCCATAATATTCCATAAGTTGCGTAAAATACGTAAAGTTGGCCAAGTATTCTTTGACTACCTTATTTATAGAGTCTTGATACACATCGATAGCATATCCTACGCAACTAATGTCATTATCGAATGTAGTCTTCGAGTAGTCTTTCGTGACTTCCCATACTTTTGTATCTTTTATGCGAAATGTGATAGAGTTTCCTTTTTCGACTCCTCTCAGCGCATTAAACATGACATTCCCATCATAGCATGTGCCAATAAAATACCCATCTACTTTTGTGCATTCGCTCAGATTTTTAATAAAGTTGTTTAGTTTCTCAATCGTTTCAAAGAAGTAGTGAAGCGCAAACTGGCACGATGAGATATTAAACCCATCCGCCGCTTTGCCATATTGCCGATAAACGCCTTTTCCTAGTAATCCTTCATCTTTCGGACCTTCATTAAATAAAGCATGGACAATTTGTTTGCCCTTCTCACTAAAGATGGCTTGCCCAGATTTAATATTCACATTGCTGTTTCCATTTACAAATAGCGCATAAGGCATTGAGTGAAACTTTTTGCGATAATTCAGAAAACGTGCACATGCTCCATCAAGACGATTTTCGATATTGTCTTTCGACAAGTCTATCCCCAATACAAATGACAATTTTGCATCAATCCATTTCGGGAAATCGCCAGCTTTTCCAACTGCATAGTCGATGAGCGTATTTCCTTTTGCAGCGACTTTCGTAATTAGCATTCGCTTCACAAAGAGATTATGAAAATCGCGCATTGGTCTTGTATAACTATCGCCGCTACCGCTGCTTCGGTTATAATAAATATCGTCATCGGCCAGTTCATCAGGAATATTTTCACCCATAGTTATCATTTCTTCGGTAATCGGATTATGAATAGAATACCAGTTATTGTTTGCAACATGGTATGCATTGCCATAGTTTTTAATTCCTTTGCGATACTCAGACGTCTTGTCATAGCGAACACGCTGCGGAACCCACTGCCAGTGTTTTGGTCGACTTGCGTCATAACTAAACTCTACGATAGTTTCATCGTCAAATATTTCATTTTCGGCAGTAAACATTTGCGCCACGCCGTTCTCATCTTCGCGCAACGGAATATTGCAAATATGTGTATCAGGGTCATACGGGTTTGTGGGATAAAATGGGAGCGGTTTATATCCTTCTTCGAGGTCAACGTCGCTTGCAGATGGAATTTTATCATCGATAATGGCAGCGCATGGGTTGAGATAGCCGTGTTTGCGTTCGTCATAACCGACGCGCAAAATAATCGTCTTATATTGTTGTAATTGTTCGCTGCGCAACGTGTCAATTCCGCCTTCAAATATATTGCCTACAAAGTCTGTCATAGTAGTTTGATTCTTTTTTGTAGTAATAAGGAAGTCAATCGTATTCTGGTTGAGGGGTTTCCATTTGAAAGAGAGATCCCATGTTACTTTATGCATTGGTCCCGCAACACCGATTTTATTACTTGCAACTCCGGTATTGGTTGGTGTGAAAATAAGGCCATCAGTATTATACTCGTATACGCCGGCTTTTTGTCCTGCGATAATAGTTTTGCAACACATGAATATATTTTTCTCAGCTGAAACGATTTCGAATTTTTTGACATGTATTTTTATTGGCACGATTTCGCCCTGAACTACTGCGCGAATACTCATAGCCTGTATTGCCTGTTTCAATAATTCGATGCGTGAAGCTTCTGGATTTCTTGTTGTTGATACTGCGCCCACAACCTCGCCCACACCCGCGCTTTCACCTTCGCCTTCTCGCATGCCACCTTTTGCTTTGCTAGTGCGCGACTTTGATGCGGACTCGAATTCATCTTCTGCAGAACCGACTTCACGTAGTTGTGCTTGTCTTCGCTTAAATTCTTCTTCAGCATCGATATCTTCAGGATCGCGCATAAGGGATTCACGCGCGCGCATAATATTTTGCTCCTCTATCGATATATTTATAAATGCATTACGGCGAACATCGCGTCCACCTATAAAATAGATATCGAATGCTGCAAATAAATTAATATACTCACCATATTTATTATGTAAAATGTGTTCGCCGTCGATCAGCGTATTGTATAGTTTCTCTTCTTGCGAAACAGCACCCGTAAATTCCATATCCATATTTGTATTTATAAGGTATATACGCCCATTCGGTGCAATGTATAACATTTTACGCATTCCATCTGCCTTGTCAGTAACACTATAGTTTGTCCGAATATTTGGAATATTGCAGTCCGGGTTAACTGGTGCGATATTTAATACTTGCAAAGTATACGAAGACGGCCCGATAAAATGATGTGGAATTAGTTTGATATTATCATCAGTATGCGTGTGTGTAGACAAATGCACCAGTCCTTCTTGTCCTTGTCCTTGTCCTTCATCGCGACGCGACTTCTTTTCCTTTTCATGAGGATACAACATATAGTAGTATTGTTTCGCAACCATTCCTAACTCGTGATAAGATACGGGGAAATTGGTTCCTTGCATACCCGCTAAAACTAGTTTAATTCCTGTTCTCAGAATATCTGCAACGACGATTCCATTTTGTAGCCGCGTTCCTGGGCCAACTGCTTTATTATCCATTTCAATTTCTATCTCATATTTAGGATCACATGCAGTAACTTGCGCGGATTTAAAAGTGTATTCTGGTGTCATATATCCATCTCTTCGGTGTGATTCTTTTACGATGGAGATATCGACATGAAAGGGGAAACTATCGTGAATAAGCGTGGTCCTATTCAAGTAGCGAAATATTTTCTTGTTGTTTTGCCAGTTTGAAAGAATAGACTGGGCTAGTCCAGATGCAGTAGGAATGATCCGCTCTTTTTGATAGGAAATGCGAAAATTGAAGTCGTCGATACTTACCGGACGGATATATTCGGAACCTTCCATAGCTGCTGACTTTTTGACAAATCGATAGTTCAAGTCTTCGAGGGAATCTGTTCTGCAATATTTCTGAATATCGCTTAGTCCATATATTTCGGCGCGAACGTCGGATAATTTTGTTTTGCCTGTATTTTCATCTGTGAACTCGGATTGAATCTTGAGACTATACTCTTGTGACATACTAACTCTAAATCCAGATGAAATTAATTTTTTAAATACATTGTCAAAATCATTTTTGGTAATCTGTTTAATATTTTTTGTGCCGAATTTCACCTCGAGTTCTGATATTCCATCATCGCGATTTAAAACGTTGTCTAAATATTTCTGAGTAAGAATATTAAACATATCTTTTTGTTGTTGAGATATAGTCCTAGATGATGATGATGGTCTTGCTGAAGATGCTGATGCAGGTGCAACACGCAAACTTTGCGATTGTGGTTTTTGTTTTGTTGATGCGGTAATAGAAGAGCGTGACATATTTATACTATACTATACTATACTATATCGGTTGAGTAAATATGTTCGGGTATATATAATTCTACATATTATTTTATATCATATTCAATTTTATATTATAATTATTATTTAATAATTATAATAAGATGCAAAATTATAAAATCAAAATTTCACATTCTTCACATTCACATTCACATTCACATTCACAAACACTTTTGTATAATTTCACTATACAACTCGCTTTTAGTTTTTGATTTTACTTTCTTCTTTGTATTTGTCTTACCCGAAGATTCATCATGAATATGCATATCTAGAATATTCATTTTTGCTGCAATATTTACCAAATCAGTCAGTGAATATGTTGTAATTGGACGCAATGGTTTATTTACATCATCTAGATTATTTAATTCCAAACAAGTTTTTCTGCTATTTTTTATATATTCAATTATTTTTGTTTTACCCTCGGTCTCACCTTCATCCAGACCCGAATAAACACAATAGTAATTTGTTTCAGGGTTAAACTTTATAATATGTATTTTTGCGGCAGCATTAGTGTCTGAATCTGAATCTGCATCTGCATTCGAAAACATTTTATAATACGTATTTTTATAAACATAAAAAATATTAACATTATAAAACAATGATAGTGCGTATAAAATTTTTGGAGAAATACCAGACGTTCCAGAACCCATAAGCCCTGACTCAATCATATTTTTTGACATTTTATGCTCTTTTAATATTTGTTTTTTTTCTCCTTTTTTGATTCTTTCAATTGTTTTTACTTTAAACTCTTGTTCTGCAGTAAAATAATTTTTCTCATATTCATACCTTGACAAATCATTAACAATGATATAAAAACACCAAAATAATGAATTTTTTTGTTTAGGTGTAAAAAATGAAAGTTCTGATGTGTTTTCATTTGCATTTGCATTTGCATTTGCATTTGCAGTTTCTACTTCAATATTGCTTAAAACTATATTTTCTTTTTTCGTTTCTTTTTTCATTTCTTTTTTCGTCTCTATAACCGCATTAGAAGGATACGCTGCTATGTTTACATCACGTATATTATTTAAAAAATCTTGTGATAACATGATTTGCTTCAGCGCTCTTATTTTATCCTCCATTTCTAAAATTGCCTTTGCATAGACATTATATTGTTCTGACATAGTTACAAGATGCGGTTTAACTATTGCATTTAGTGATTCTGCAACTGACTTATTTACTTTATCGAATTTATTGCCTTTCATTATGCTATATGTAATGCGTTGCACGTGTTATGTATATACCGCAAAATACCTTTATTATAGTTTTAGTAAATGATATTGTAGTAACTATTTATTGTTGGACTCAATTATTTCCTCCATAGTCTATGAATAATATTTATAAATTCCACCTATAATCCACGCAGCATTGATAATAACTGACTGATATTGTTTTGATGTGAGACAAACAATAAATAATCCAGATGCACCTAAAGTGTTTAATATAAAATCAGCTGTTTTGTTTAAAGGTGCTACATATGGAATTAAAACCAAAACACTTCCAATCCAACCAACTCCTTCTGATATATACTTTATACTAGTATGGCGAATGTTGTTATTACTTTCGTTAGTTTCAACACTAGTTTCAACACTATTTTCGACACTTGTAGTAGTGACATCTACAGATTTTTCCATTTAGTATCTAGTATCTAGTATATAGTATATATAAACATTTAGTTTTTTTTCTTATATATTACGAGAAAAATGAGGATGCAATCTTTTGCTTTTCTTCTTCAATTTCATTCAACTGATCTTCTTGTTTATTCACGTAATTCAAATACTTGTATACTTTATCAAGAATATTTGAATCTACATATGTAAGGTTGATAAAAATACCATTCTTGTTTTCTGTTATACATACGTTGTTATCATTAAATATTCTAAGAATTTCTATTTGGTGAAATATATTAACAGATTCTATTTTATCTTTTAATGACTTTAAATTATTTACAAAGAATTTTACTTTTTCTTGTCCAGGGTCGTGGTTATCAATTTGAATCATGGCGGTGTCTGTCGACTTTGAGTATTCGTAATACTTAAAATAAAAACATCTTTCTATATATTTTTTGGCAATTAATATTAATATTTTTTTTAGTTAAACTCAATCCAATCCATTTCAAATACTACTCATTGGTAGTTACTAGGGTCGCGGTTGCCTCTACTGCTGCTGATGCTGCTGCATTTTCTTTTTTGGTTGCTTTTGGTGCCTTTGGTGCTTTTGGTCCCGTCGGTCCCTTCGGTGCCTTCGGTGCCTTGGTCTTGTGTTCACCAGACAAGTCAATCGTTGGATCATAAGTAATAGTAATAACATTATTATCTGTATCATTTGTAATACTAAGTGGATTTTTTGTTTTACGTGGTCCGCGTGTGTTCGCAACCTTAGCCTTCCCATTCGACGCAGATGATGGCTTAGCTGACTCTGTAGATAACGCAGGCACATCCAATGATTGTATTTTTTTAGAATGCGACATAAGCGAAATACGCTCCTTTTTTGGTTGAACAAGAAAACCGATAATTTGTATATGTTTATCATTCATTTCAAATCGTTTTCCAATAATTTTAATATTTATTTTATCCCCTTCTTTGATTGAGTTGTAATACGTTTTATCAGAGTCAATTCCAAAGTCTCTTGTAATATATACGACAACAGGGGAATATTCATCGTCGGAAACTGCGCGTATACCAGCTTGTGTTATATTTTTTGCAATACAACTAATGACAGAATTTGTTGGTGGGTTACATACAAGACATTCAATCACTATATTAAACTGAACATTTTTTGCAATTATTTTGCCGCATTTGAAATCAATAATGCGTGTCGAGTGTGGTTTAATATATCCTTCAGTAATGCACCTGCCTTCAATGCAGCTTATAAGCGTGGTATGCAATAGCGCCAGTATATTTTCCCTGCTAGATGCATGCATATTAATCAGAACAAATGGTATCAAAATATCGTAGTTTATTTGCTGAGTCGTATACAGCGGATTTTCATCTTCGGATAACGCCGAAACTGCTGACGCGAATGCCAGCAATGTTTTCATATCTGTGTTTGAAGAGATAGGCAACGATAATGATGAATTTTTAAACTTTGTATCATAGTCGCTATCTCCATCGTTGTCACTATTGTTGTCACTATCATCATCACACCCACTATCCCGACTTGTATGTGTATATGTTGTAGAAAACGTATTTTCAATATTACTACCATCGTCGCTGACATGTTTGATGTGAATATTAAACGTATTCACGTTGTCGCTCACTTGTATAGATGGCGGTGCTGCATTTTCATTGGTCGAATTCGTTTTCGTAGTTGGCAAAGATTCATTATCATTATCCTTATCATTATCCTTATCATTATCCTTATCATTATCCTTATCATTCGTATTTGCAACATTTATTTTTTTACTCACGCGTTTTACGGGAGCTCTTTTTTTAGTATCGGGTTCAGAAGCCGGAGTCGGAACCAGAACTGGAGCATTTACATGTGCGACTTCGGAAGTTGAAACATCGGTATTTACAACTTTGGTTGACTTTCTGGGCATTTGATAAGTAAGTATATAGTAAATGAGCGAACTGACTTTACACAAGTATGTATGATTTAATATAGAATATTATATTTATAATAGTTTTCAATTTTATATTATTATTAATAGTAGTAATATAAAAAGTAAAATAATATTATCATTCATTGCTCGACCTTGAATTTTATTGTTCTTGTTCTTGTTCTTGTTCTTCTTCTTCGCCGCCACTTAGTTCTTCTTGTTCTTCTTGTTCTTCTTCTTGTTCTTCTTCACTACTTTTTTTACTAGAAAATAAACTTTTCATCATTCCCTGACTTTCTTCTGCAATAACTGACAATGGACTTTTCGCTGGTCCTGCTTTACTACCTGTTTCAGGTTCTTTTTCTTCCTCTTCTCCTTCTCCTTCAGCGCCAGATACCTTCTTAAGATTTTCCATATTTTTTTTTGACTTGGATACTAAAAGTTCTTGATCGTCTCCTCTTCCTTCTATCCCTCCTCGCTCCAATATTTCTTCTAGTTCTGCAATAATAAAAACCGCACTATCATTTAATTCAAAACGTTGCCCTATAACGCGAACCATAACAACGTCTTCATTTTTTAGTTGCGAAAAATAAGGAATATTATAATGATGGTCTCTTGCAATAAAAATATTTACCGGTGAAATATCTGTATTATTTGCAACCCCCATAATTCCTGCATTTGTTATATTATTTACTACACATGAGATACGCATTCCATTCGGTGGATTACAAACCAAATACTCGAATACTATTGTAAATAATGCAATATTTCCGTAAATATTTCCACACGAATATGTTATTATTTTTGAAGAACCCTTCTTAACATATCCATCGATGCAGCATTTACCTTCAAATTCTTTTTTCAATATATCTTCAAGAACTTGCTTAATATTGGCGCCGACATATTTTATAGGAATAGACAATTTTTTGGTAATAATATTTTTAATGTAAAGCGACATGTTTCCTCTCGCTCCCGCGCCTCCGCTTCCGCTTCCGCTTCCGCTTCTTTTTACTCTTCTCGATAAGCCCACTCCTATTCCCGTTTCCGTCCCCGTCCCCGTCCCCGTTCCAGTCCCTATTCTGCTGTTTTTTCTTGAAACAAGTGACATTTGCAATAATAGTTGATTATTTTATATTATTTTATGTTATTATTATTATTATTATTATTATTATTATTATTATTATTATTATTATTATTTTAATAGGTATTCGCGATTAAATTGAATTTAACAACACTTCGATAGGCGAAAAAAACCATCGTTTATTTTCTTCGCGTTCCTTATCATAAAAACGTAAAAGAAACTCTTGCATGATACACAACTCTACTTCTGTTGTGTTCCGATTATTTTTAATATTAAATGGGAAATGAATATCGTCATAGTTTAATGTATTTGATTTATATAGTCTAAAAAAATCTTCTTCTGGGTAGCCGATAACATTTAACATTGATTTTATTACTTTTGATCTAGAAATATCTTTTTCTTTTTCCTTTTCTTTTCGTTTTGATTTTGGTTTTTCTAATGCACTCAATGTTGATGCCCCAGTGGCAGTAATTGGTAATTTTTTAATTTCACTTTCTACATTTTTAACTTCTGATTCCATGATATGAGGTGTAACTAATTTTGTTCTATTAATAAATAGTTTTGCTATTCGCATAAAGTCAGTATCATATGACAATGTTTTTTTCTGATATTTATCTAAAAACATTTCATAAGAATAACCTAAAATAGTTAATAGTCTTTTAATTGCTGGCGAATTTTCTAATTTTCCTTCTTTTCGCAATATTTCTTTGAATTCGTCTTCTAATTCATAATTAATGTAGTCTTCACTTTCTTGTTTTGTCATACGCGATAATATTCTTGGAATACGTTCTTCAGTTAGTATTAACAACATGTTAGTTACTATTTTTGCTCTACCTGCTTGGTCACATCTGGCTGCAATACTGCTCCCTTTAACGACACTCGACGATGTCCCTAAACTAGCACCAGTGCCGGTTCCGACGACAGCACCTGAAATCTGTTTTGTTTTAAACACAAACACACTATAATCACCTATAGAAATATTTGTAATAAAACCAATATAAGGTGCGAGTGTATTACCAATGGATTCTTTAGGTATGAAAAATTTTGATAAAATATTGGTATTAAAGTATTTAAAATCGGGCTTACTTCCAACAACCCATTTTTGTAAACTATTATCTTTTAAATATATTTCTAATTCTCCCTTTTTAGATATAAGCAACATACCATCTTTACTTATTTCTTGTGAACGCAAAATAAGGGAGCTGTAATACTCTTCCATAATAATATCAAATTCGTATTTCAGAGGATTAGCTGCTCGTTGTTCAAGCATTCTTCGTCTGTCTGGCGAAATCATATAATTCAAAAGCGTAAGTGTATCGTCTATATTCAATTCTTGTAATATATGAGCAACTATGAAGTCTTTTTGCATCTTTTCAGGGATAAAATTCAATTTATTTTTTAAAACTATTCCAACATTATGGTACCAATCATTTTTACCACGTTCTGACTTGTGTTCTTTTATTGCAATATCATAATAATTTCGTAACTTTTTCAATAATTTTGGTTCTCTACGAAAAGATGATATCATTTCCATCAAACTTTCTTCATCTGTATCATATTCCTTTTCTAATTTTCTTTGCATTTCTCTCCTTTCTCTAGTTTCTCTCCTTTCTCCAACCATAGCAGGACCTTCCACATGATCCTCCATCTCATCCAGCCCCTCAAGCCCATCAAGCCCCTCTAGCCCTCCCAACTCTTCCGATTCTTTTGAACGTAACTTAACCCTTTCGCTTTCTTTCATTCTTGCTTCATATTTTTTGCGTATTTCTTCAACTGACTCTTGTTTTTTTTGCGGAGTAAATATGATTTTCTCACGTTTAAAATCAACGGGGCGCTGTCGATCGCGCAAAGGAATTATTGGATTATTTAATTCTAGGGGTTGGAAAAAATAATAGTTACCAATATTTACTAAGCGTCCGTATCGACCATATCTGTCAGTAATAAATTCGTTTTTATCTTCAATGAGTTGTGTCAATGCAATATCAATCGCCTCAATAGGGTATTTTTTATTATAATTAATAGTTGCAATAAGGTCACTTGAAATATCATCTATATTTTTATTTGTCGCAGTTCGTTTATAAAAATATCGTTCCCTAAATATATCACGTATTCTTTGCACTATTTTGTCCGTGTTCATAGTCAATATTGCATCCGTAAATATGTCCTTCTTGTATCCAATATTTTTTCGCGATATATTTGGTTTGCATTCATATACGCATTCCATATAGTCACACGTCGACGAGTAATCTTTGTCGCCGATTTGATAAGGAATCTGAATACTTGACTTAGACGCTGCATCATACGATGAAAGAATCTGGATAATTTTATTGTCGGGACCCAATCCTAACGCTTCGCTAAAGTTTTTCTCAGTAAAATTAGTTTGGTCGATATTTAACAAACAATCTACCGCACTTTCTTTCAAGACGCGGCTTACTTCACCGATTTGTTTTGCCTTTCTTTCTGAAAGGCGGTATAAATAAATATCGGCGGCTTCGACATTTGGGGTCAATGACAGCACAGACCCATGTAAAAAGATTTGCACGTTTCTCTTTTCAAATTCAAGATTCTTGTGACTGCAGTTACGCACTGCTCTTCCAATCGTTTGCTCTACAAGATTAATATTATACCATGGTTCAAGGATATGTGTTTGTCGTATATTCTTAAAGTCGATACCTTCTGTGCCTGATTTTGAAATAATAATCGCTTTAATAAAACGTCCATCATAGTTTGCGTCATTTGTAACTGCCTTTACCTCGCCAATATTATCCGGCGATAAACTTTTATCACCAGAAATGATTATATATTTTGAAGGAAAGAATGTCTCGCCCTTTGCCATCTCATTGCGTCGTTTGCCGGTGATTGCGTCGATAGGTGGAGCAGGTGGTTTACTAAAAAGTGAATGTCCGTGTGCTGCACCATATCGTGAGAACCCCATACTTTCCAATGCGAGTGCAATCGGGACAACACCTCCGTCGATATAGAAACTATAGATTAATGTTATACCTTCGGATTTATAAATATTATCACAAATACTTTTAATTTTTGAACTATAATTGCCTATATTATCAGATGCAAAAACATGCGGAACATTTTCGCGATACGAGTAGTTGGATTTTGTTTCATCGTCGAAATTCATGACACGACGCAGGCCGTATTTGCCAACAAGTCCACGAATATCGTAGTTTTTAGTTTCGGCGACTTCGGGATCAAAATCATCGGCAGGGTATGAAATATTGAGACATTCGAGTGGGCGTTGTAGTAACGTAATTCCTGCGGTTTGTTCAGCCTGGTCGTTGCGTTCCATATTTTTTATATCTTCTTTATTGGATTTTTGAATCTGGTTAATAATATATGTATACACACTTTGTTGATAGGGTGATGCGTCGCTCAAATAAATCTTATCTTGCATCATGTCCAATCTTCTATGGATCGGAATCATAGTTCCACTGATTTGAACTTCAGGGATTTGGTATTTTGTTTTTCTAGCTGGTTCTCCCGTTTCTCCCGTTTCTCCCGTTTCTTCAACCCCGGCAAATGTCTGCATTGGTGCAAACTCGTCAGGATAAATACGATACGGAAAAGTATATGGATTTTCACCACGAATATAAGAGATATAACCGGTCGAAAAACGCCGCAAGTTATCGCGCCCTGTTTCAGTCATTGCTCCATTTTCATCAATAGACTCTAAAAAAATACCATTGTCAGGGTTGTCATTAAAAACATCACGATAACTTATCGTAGCCCTCCCATCATTTAATCGCATAATATTAAGTAGCCAAATAATTTCACGATAACTATTATACATAGGTGTACCTGATAGAAGCAGTAAACGTGTCAACAAAGAAGGACCAAATTTTACCAGTTTTTGTAGCTCATTTGCCACTGCGCGATTGGTAGAGTTGTCACTCGTATTTCGAATATTGTGAAACTCGTCTATGACAATTAGAGAATTTCCGAATACAACTTTCAATTTTTGATTCATAAGTTTATATCGCTGAACTTTATCTTCGATAATGTCGTCAATGGTTGATGTTTTTTGAATGAGGGAAGCGAACTGGTCGTAGCCGAGAAACATATATGAATTTTTAATAATCTTTTTTATTTCTTTGACGACCTTTTCTTCATCCATACCCTTCATATTCATGGGATTGATTTCTTTCAAATATTTATTGCCAGTGCATGAGCGAATATTCCATACGCCGTCAATAAGTTTTAATTTACGTGAGTCGAACAACTGGAGTTTAAAATTTTGTTGGACGTTTGGACTGGCAACTATGATAATTTTTTTCGCAGATGACATGCCAATATTGACAAGATAGTCGCGCATTTCTTCGCAAATCGTAATTGCAGAACATGTTTTGCCTGTTCCGAGACCATGATATAGAAGCAGACTATTGTATGGGGTTTGAATGGAAAGAAAATTACGAACAAACAACTGGTGAGGGGATAATTCAAAATCGGCATTACACATTTTATTTGCGTATTCTTTTATTTTTTGCATGGAGTCATACACTTTGCCATCGTATGTTGTGTCTGCAAATTCACGTTTTTCGGCAATCTTGATATTGAATTCAGGGTCATCAAGTGTAGGATAAAGAAAACTTTCATCTTCAATAGCTTGCATAATGGTTTCATCGCCTGGAGTAGGAGGTGAGGGTGAAGGAACTACCATGGGAGACGCTGCAGGAGACGCTGCAGGCAATGGTGGAGGTGAAGGTGGAGGAGGAGGTGGAGGCATAGATTGTTTTTGTGGCGACATGGGTTCTTGTGGTTCTTCCTTTTCAGAAATAGAAGTAGGAGATGAAGGACGTGACAAAGATGCTATTGGAGAAGCTGAAGCTTCTGATTCTTCTGCTTTAGGTGTTACTTTAGGTGTTGATTTAGGTGTTGCTTTAGGTGTTGCTGGGGGTGTAGGAGTAAATGCTACCGGTGTTCCAAAAGATGATGAGGAAGATGTAGATAAAGGTTCATCAGCAGCAGCAGCAGCAGCAGCAGCAGCACTAGGCAATACCGGGGGTGGAGGCGGAACAATCACATCTGATACATCAGGCAGTGTAGGTAACTCACCTAAATCAGGTGATACAGGCAAATTTGTGATGTTTAATTTTTTAAGAGATTGTTTGGCGGGTGCAGAAGATGACGAAACTACAGAAGATGGAGAAGGTGCAGAAGATTGAGATGACAATATTGTCGGTGTTAAACTAAATATAGTCGAAGGCTGAGACAACGGACCTGGTTTACTTGTAGCAGATCTTCCACTTGCAATGCTTGGACTGCTTGCACTAGATGAAACAGCAACCGGAACAAGAACCGATGGTTTTTTTACTCTTTGTTGTAATGATGCCGATGAAGATACAGAGGATGCAGATACAGATGAAGGTGAAGGCAATAAAGGAGAAAAAGAAATATCAGGCGAAATAGGTATTGCACTTAGGGGTCTATCACTACCTCTACTCACCTTAGATATATAAGACCTTGGGCTAGATAAATAAGAACGTGCGCTTGCACTTCCGCTTGCACTTGGCGCCGATGAAACACTAGAGAATCCAGATAAGTTAAGAGGAGTTAATCCCTTTTTGGACGTGGATGTGGATACATTTGCCATCGAATCTTTCGAAAGAGTAGAAGGCGCAGATGATAAATCAGAAAAAACGGGAGGAGTTAATGGAAAACCAGTATCGGTATCATCGCGAAGTAGAGGTGATGGTGGAGATAATGATTCAAATTGTTTTGATAGTTTGTCGGCAGACGAAGATAATTTACTCATTTATTGTTTATAATAATTATGTTGTGTTGTTATGTTATACTAATACTATGGGATATTATAACTATGTGTATACTTCTTATATAATGTTAATATAATCTATATTCTTGCAAAACTTTATTTATTTTTTTTACTATATTTATTTTTTCTAAATTATAAGGACGTATTACATTTAAACATTCATCATATGACATCCATTTCATATTTCTAACCTCTGACTTTTGATACTTTTTAGTTTCCAATGTTATGTTGTTATTTACCATATATGCAAGGTAGTATTTATGCTTATAACTTTTAATATTTGAGCCAATAAAGATTTCCTCATAAGGAATAATATTTTCGATAAGTTTAAAATCATTGATTCCGTATCCTGTTTCTTCCATAAATTCTCGTATTCCACAATCAATATCTTTTTCTTGATAGTTTCTGCGCCCTTTAGGAAATCCCCACTCGGGCTCCGACCACGATGTATTTGAAGAATCGATAAGATACTGAATACTAAATTCATTATTTCTTATTTTTATTCCACGTTTTAACAATTCAAATTTATCTTTAGATGATATTTCTTCGCTTCTATATTGATTATTGGAATATTCACCCCATAGTAAAGTCCATAAGTCTTCAAAATTCATAGTTAATAATTTTGTTTTTTCATCAGTTGTCATTTCGTTTATCAATGTTTGTATATACTGAATGTTATACAAAGGATACTTGCCTCGAATAAATTCGACAAATCCAAAACTATTATTTCTCTGTATTAAAAGATATTCCATCATGCTTGTTGCATTGTTATATTTAAAGGAAATGATTCCTATACTTGTAATCGGGTTTTTACAATCGTTAAGTATATGACCACATTTTCCACAATTATTACAATACGCATTTCCATTCCCATTCCCATTTCCATTCCCATTTCCATTCCCATTTCCATTCCCAATTCCATTGCCACTCATGTTAGACGTATAAAAATAAAATAATTAGGACGATATTATTGATTATATGTTCTTTTTAATTATCGTAAATTAGTAATTACTTTAATATATGTATTCTTCACTATCTTTTTATATAGTTTCAAATTAGTAATGGTTTTAGATTCAAATGTATGGGGACCACATTATTGGTTTGTTCTTTTAACGATTGCCATTTCGTATCCAAAACACCCGAATGATGTTACCAAAAAAAAATACTACGAACTCATTCACAATTTCCCTTTATTCATACCGAATTCATCGATGGGCAATTATTTTAGCGATTTATTAGATAAATATCCTATAGCGCCGTATTTAGACAGCCGTGAGTCTTTTATTAAATGGGTTCATTTTATACACAATCGTATAAATCAAATGCTAGGCAAAGATGAGATGTCGCTTACCGAAGCAATGCAAAAATATTACGATAATTATAAACCCAAAGGATTGCTCATGAAAGAAGAAAAAAAATATAAGCGTAAGTTGGTTTTTTTTGTAATAGTCGTGTTAGGTCTAAGTGCTGCATATTATTTATATAAAAAGTGAAAAAAATAAATATAATTTTGTTACAATTACAAATATTATAACAAAACAATGCGTAATATTTTATATTATGATATATTAATATTAATATTAATATTATAGTAATATTATAGTAATAATATATCATAATATAAAATTTAAAAGGTGAAGATGAAGATGAAGATGAAAATGAAAATACAACAAAAAATAAAAACAAAAAAAAGAAATATAAAGTATAAACGGCAACACAATAAGCATATTACTAAAAAAGCTAACATTAACAAAAAATCAAACTATAAAAAAAGATCGAGCAGTATAAAAAAATTAATGGTTAATTATGGAGGCGCTCCATTTGTGCAAGGAGGGTTTGGATGTATTTTTTCTCCAGCACTAATGTGCAAGGACTCAAAAGGAAGCAGTAATAGTCATTATCATCATGATAAAAAAGATAAATTCGTAAGTAAATTAATTGAAACAAAATATGCAAAAAGAGAATATGATTATGTTGTAAAAATTAAAAAGAAATTAGAAAATGTACCGAATGATATAAAAAAATATCTATCTATCGATGATTTTACTATGTGTGAGCCTGCTCCGTTAACAAAAGACGATGCAATGAATATAGAAAGTGTATGCGATACAATACTTTCATATGTCAGTGATAGTAAAACAAAAGCACCGATTTCATCACAAAATATAAATGATAACTTGGATAAGTTTAAGATTATTAATATGCCCAAATTAGGGGAGTCGTTGCATATGTATATCAAAAATACAAAATTATCTACAAAAGAACTTATTTTTTTAAACAATATCATAATTAAATTTGTTTCGGCAGTCATACCAAGTATGAATCGTGTGGGAGTAATTCATGGCGATTTAAAAAGCGCGAACATATTATTTTCTGACAATATACAGGTTCCTGTTTTAATTGACTGGGGTTTATCTTATATAGCCTCACATGATGAAAGCGTTCCTGAGGATTTGTTTGGATTGGATATGCAATATCAGCATCCATTTTCAACGATATTATTTTCTAAAAATTTGCTCCAAGATTATGAAGACTTTTTGGCCAATTTGAGAAAACAAGGAAAGCATATTGACAAAGAGTCGTTGCGGATATTTGCAACCGCGCAGTATTCAAATTTCAAAAATGAGTATAGTAAAATACATAAATATTTGGCAAGTGTATTTATTGATGCCTATAAAGAGGACTTCTTACGAATGATAAAAGGCAATAGTATGTTTATAGATGATACTATTACAGAAGACATATACATAAACTATGTCACAAATTATATAGTAGATGTATTATTTGAATATACAAATCATAATACAAATACGCTATATTTAGGTAAATACTTTAAACGCGTCTATATGCATAATGTGGATATATGGGGAATGGTATCTATTTATTATGAACTTATTAAAAAACCATTTGACAATTATAAATTAAGTAGTAAAGAGTATAAAATATTTATTCAAATGTTGATGAATGTTCTTGTGAAGAATATTTTTGAAAATGGAGCCAAGGTAATAAATATAGGAAAACTAGTGCATGATATTAAGAAAGTAAACTTATTCCTGCATAAGTTGAACCCTCATGAAGAATATAAAAAAAATATGAATAAAATTACTTCATATGAAGATATAGTAAGTGAAAATATACATGAAACAGGCGCCACTAGTGCCAATGCCAAAACAGATGTGCCTGTGGCTCTACCCACGACGCGACACCTAAGTAACAATATGAAAATAAAAGATAGTATTGGTATTCGAAAACTACAGCTTAAGCTTAATAGAAGTGTAAAAAGGCCTCAGCATCATCCTGATCCTCATAACAAAATAGGACAAGTAAATGTATTGTCAACTACCAAGTTAACTCGAAGTAGACACAATAGAAAGCAATGAATAAATGTAACAAAAATATAAAAGTATAAAATATATTGTAGGTATATTGTAAATATAATTACATATTTATAATATATAATATAGAATGAAAATAGAACTTATTATATTTATAATAACTGCCATATTGATTGCAAATACATATTATGATGGAAAGTTAGTAAAATTGTTTAATATGATAAAACATAGTAAATATTTGAAAATGATAACATTTGGATTTGCAGGACTTTCTATTTATTTATTTTTAAAAAAGAACCCAAAAAATTCGAAGGAGTTTTTAGGACAAGCAAACGACATGATAAAAACATTGCCTATGACGCGTGACTCTGCATCGTTAATTACGCCATTTTTAAGTTTAACAAATTCGAAATCGTTTAGTGATACAAATTCTAGTCTTTGGGGTGGCGGTGGCGGTGGCGGTGGTGGTGGTTCTTCAGATGTAATGTCTGGTGGTAACATGTTTCAGTCACAAATTAATCGTATGATGCAATCAGGTAAAGGGTCTACAAAAAGAAGCGTAAGTGAAACAAAGAAAAAATATATAGCTGCAAGTCAGAATTGGATATGCAAAGATTGTAACAAACAACTACCTGCATGGTTTGAGGTAGATCACGTTATAGCATTGCACAATGGTGGATCAAATGAAATAGATAATTTAGTAGCATTATGTCGTGATTGTCATGGAAAGAAAACTGCCATGGATAGATTAAATCATTAGGTATTATGAGATTAGAGGATTAGATTATATTATATTTTATATGTATATATTAAATTATAATAGGACAATATAATAGGACAATATAATAGGACAATATAATAGGACAATATAATAGGACAATATAATAGGACAATAAGTAAATATATAAAAATAAAATGTCGTCATCAACACACGCGCAAGGGCAAGGGCAAGGTCAAGTAAAAGGAGAAGAAGGAGAAGGAAAAGGAAAAGGACCAGGAATATTTTCATTTTTGTTATCAGACACATTAGGTGCATCAAACCAGCCACTAAGTATTACTATTATTTTAAAATTCTTCATATTTTTATTGGTTGCGATATCATTATTTATAATGGCAACTATTGGCGGCGCAACGGGTGGATATAGTATAGCAATAATACTAATTCTATCTATTTTAACATTATGCGCATTTAAAAAAATTTCAAATTTAGGTGATATATTTGAAAATAAAAATTTTCTAGTCTTTACATGGTGTTTTCCAACCATTATGCTTCTAATTCTATCAAGAAATTACGTGCCTGATTCGATAAGATACATTACTGATTATATTGCAGGTACATTAGTTGTTTTACTAGTTTTAAACTTTTTGTTTAACCCATTGGTAAGCGTATTTGTATATATTTTTAAAGAAATAGTTACCAACTTGGGGAAATATATGAATATAATTTTTGGTGCGATTTTCCTCGTGGTGTTAACGATCAGTCTCATGTATTGGGATAAAATCAGTACACTTGTAAAAATAATCGGAGGTGTCGCAATACTTTTGCTCGGAATTTTCTTTATAAACTCCGAAAATATTATTGCATATGTCACTACAAATAAAATATCGCTTGCTATAAATGCGATCGTTTTAACATGTATAGGATTAATAAATTATATTTTATATAAATATACAAATAACGGATTATTGGCAAATGTGGCACAAGTTTTGACTATATTATTTGTGCTTAGGTGGATTTATTTGTATACGATTGAATTGATGGGGTTTTCGGGTGTTTCAACGTTTACAGGAATTACACAAGCCGGTAATCCTACGAGTGGTTCATTTTTAAATTATTTAAAAGATATAGGATTTTATTCATCATCGATAAAGGCATTTTTAACAGGAATTATTCGTTATTTTATACCCGCAATTTTACTTTTTTATGTTTGGTTTGTCTGTTATATCTACTACAAAAATAGTTTCGAATTTTTGACGACATATAAGAGTCTTGCATTGGCTGGATTTCTAATCATAGGCATTCTTTTATTTATACTAGCATTGTATTCGTTGTCAGGAACAAAAGGTGTAAGAAGCGCCGGACCCTACACAAGTCTAATCATGAAGATTTTATTATCATTTGTTGGATTTGCAGTAGTTATGGGGATAGTAATATACTTATTAATGAGAATACTAAAATTACAATCATTGTCTCTTCAGGTCATAACAATTATTAATTTTATTCTATCTATTGGACTAATTGCACTTATCATGGTTGTTTTTAATCTAAATATGCAAACACTGAACGTTGAATTTAGCCCTAACTCACAAGGAGGTATTGGTTTTATATTTAGTTTTATAGCAAAAGTAATATTATATATTCCTTGTTTGTTTATTGATATGGCAAATGCAATCGCAGCACAATTTAATATTGCAAAGAAACAATATGTGGTGTTGATTATATTAGCCATTGAGGTATTATTAATTGCATCCAAGTTTTTGATTCCTGTAGCGTTTGATAAAGTAATAAACTATGGCGGCATAGTAATTACAGATAAAGTATACCCTATGGAAATGAAAACACGTGTGAATATTCCACATATTCTTTTATATGAGAAAAAGAAGACAAATTATGGCGTATCTTGTTGGATATATATTCATCCTGTCCCTGATAATACAAATGAGGCATATATTGAAAATACATCTCTTGTGAACTTTGGCGGCGTACCAAATATATTATTTAATGCACAAAATGGAACATTATCATTTGCAGTAGATGTTAACGATGTAGGGGGTGCTAAAAAAATATTTATATTCCCAAATAAAGATAATATGCGTGAAGTAAAAGTAATATACTCAAGATGGAATCATGTTTTTTTAAATTTTACAGATGGTAATATGGATATATTTGTAAATGGAGATTTAGTAACATCCATGCCGGAAGTTATACCATTGAATAATCCAAAGTATATACATATTGGTTCGTATCCTGGTATATATGGAGAAGCATGTAGTTTAGTATATTATAAAAATCCACTACTAGCTGAAAATATAAAAATCATTTATGAATCATTGAAAAATTTTAATCCACCTACTTCGAATTAATATAGACCGAATATATATTCTATACCAAACTATAGTATCATTTTTAATTTATTGAAAATATATTGAAAATATATTAAAAATATATTAAAAATGACTATTATAATAAACTCTATAATGATTATTAAATGATTATAATAAAATAAATAAACGCATTCTTTAGAAAATTTCTATTTGTATATTATAAATGGATTTAAAAATAATAATAGGTGTTGTAGTCGTTGTTATAATATTATATTTAATATGGACATTTTTCTTCACATCGATAAAGATGTTGATGTCATTTCAGTCTGCTAATACTTTAAATTGTGTCTCAGGAAAACAAGTAGCACAGAGCGGACTAAACAATTATTCGTTCTCTGTATGGACATATATTAATGACTGGTCTGTAAACTATGGAAGCCCTAAGAATATAATAAGTATACAAAAACCACAATCAATAGTTGGAGGAAATGCTGTAACTCTTTTTCAACTATATTTAGACCCTAATAAAAATGATTTGCACATATATGTAAAGGATGTAAGCGTAGGTAATGTACAAATATTAGACGATGTATCAAGTTATCAGTCATCCTCTTTATCGTCATCACAAAATATGAAATCTACATGCAGTATTACTAACTTTCCTGTTCAGGCATGGGTAAATATTTATATTAGTGTATATAATCGCGCAATAGATGTTTACATAGACGGCAAATTGGTAAGAACATGCTCAATTAACAATGTAGCATCACCAATCGATTCAGGAAGCACTATTTATATCGGCGGAAGTGGTTCAAGTAATAGTACTAATAAGTGCCCTGGTGGAGGTGAACTAGTTGGATTTTCAGGATACATTGCGAGTGTTTTATACAATCCTGATATTATTAGTCCACAAGATGCTTGGAATACCTATGCAAGAGGATATAACAATTCCGTATTTGGATTGAACAACTTGTTCCAGAGATACAAATTGGAATTTGCATTCTTGAAAGATAACAATGTAGTAAAGAGTTTTAAAATTTAATATCACAGGATAGAACTTTAATAATTTAGCAATAATGCAACAATGCAATAATGCAACAATGCAACAATGCAATAATGCAACAAGGTAAAATATATAGATATAAAAAATTATACATAAATTTTTTATATCCAAAAAAAATAAATAACCTAATATAAATATTCTAATATATAAATAATATATAAATAATATATCAATAGCATTTTAGATTATAATGTCAGATACAACAAATAATACAAACTCAGAACCTTCTACTAATACTAGTGCTGGTGCTGGTGCTGGTGCTGGTGCTGGTGCTGGTGCTGATACTAGTGCAGGTGCAGGTGCCACAGCATCATTTAGTGACTTTTCATCAAAAGACGTAGTGAGTGGGTCGAAGGATTTTCTCGAGTCAAATAGCTGGGTTGCAAAATTAGCATTTTTATTGATGGTTGTGATTGGTTTTGTTATCTTATTTAGGTTAATGATATCATTTATTACATGGATATTTTCCCCAAGTGGTAAAGTTGTATTAATTAATGGTTTGCAAAATGGTTCAGTATCTACTACGATATCACAAGACCCAAATAATAAGTCTTCTATAACTATTCTTCGCTCTGAGAATGAAAAAGATGGTATTGAGTTTACATGGTCTGTGTGGCTCTATTTGAACGGATTTCATAATGGAAATTCATACCACCATGTTTTTAATAAAGGTAATACAACTAAAGCTCACAAATCTAATAGTGATTTTCCAGGAACGAATACACCAAACAATGCACCAGGTCTTTACATCAATCCCAATTATGATGGATTTCGCGTAATAATGAACTCTTTTAGTAACCCATATCAAGAAGTAATAGAAGTGACAGACTTGCCTATGTCAAAATGGATAAACATAGTTATACGTGTTCAGGATAAGAATTGCGATATCTACGTGAATGGACGCCTTGTAAAACGCCGCGTAATGACAGATGTTGTCAAACAAAACTACGACGATGTTCATGTATCCTTGAATGGCGGATTTAGTGGATATTTGTCGAATTTGACATATTTTAATCGTTCAATCAGTATTACACAAATACAAGATATTATTTCTATTGGTCCAAATCTTAAACCAGTATCGAAGGCTCTCGATTTGACCGATTCCAAACCAAGATACTTGTCTAACCGCTGGTATTATGACCAAACTACTTCATAAACTGCAGTATAGCTACTTATAATATAAACTATTTTTATTATTATGCAAAATAGTTTATACCTTAATTATTTTGAAAAGAATACGGGAAATTTTGTTCCACCGGCTAAATACGTAATTGGTTGTCTAAAATTATTAAATGGTGCATTTTTAGAAATACAAAGTGTTGTCGGATTTCCTGGCACATCAGATGCAGTAGAAGAGTTACATATTACAGCCGGAGGTTGTCTCCAACAAACAAGCGATGTCGGTGTTTGTCTTAAACCGACATCCGGTTGGTTATTAATATTTGTTGTATTCGGGTATGTATATTCTTGAGACTGGGATGCCCATGCCTTTTTACGCGTGAGTTGATTTTTTGCTGCCATTGACCATAGTGTTGCACGCGAAAATTGCAATGTTCCAACAACAGGATACTGCAATACTTGCCCCTTTCGAAGCATGTCTCGGTTCAAGTTATCAATCGATGTAATATTCCCGGAACAATTCAAGTTGAATCTCGACCATAAACGAGTAGGTTCATCATTGTTGTAGCTTGTTGCACTTGATGTATTAGATGCGTCGCTTCGTGACCCACATGAATTTACTGCATAAACTCTAAACAAATATGGAACATTATTTGCAATATTTGAAGAAGTGCCTATGTTACTTAACGTTGCAGAAGTTGATGGCGCGGATATAGTTGTAGGGTATGTTATCCATCCGCCAAATTCACATATTTTATATTCTATAACATAGTAAGAAATAGTCTGTGGTGGATCTTGTGTAGAAGGATTCCATGTTAAAACAATAGAGCCATTTGAACTTGTATTTGAGACAACATTTGTAGCAACAAGATTTGTAGGAGCAGTGGGCGGGTTATAAGCACTATTATTAGAAAAAATACCTTGTCCATAAAAGTTAAAAGTATTAGTTCCAAGTCCTGTCCATGTGTTTCCATTATCATCAGAGTATGCAATTGAATTTGTTCCCCGTCCAACAGCAACCCATCTAGATGTTGCCGAGTTCCATGTAATATTATAACCATTAATAGTAAAAATAGTAGTTCCAAGTCCTGTCCAATTCATCCCATTATCATCAGAGTATGCAATTGAGTTTAATCCTAAACCAACAGCAATTATTCTTGTATTATTTGAAAAAATTCCATTACCTGTAGTTGTAAAAATATTATAACTATTTGCAACTCCTGTCCATGATGTTCCGTTATTATCAGAGTATGCAATAGTATAGTTTCCATTTCCAACTGCTATTAATCTTGTTCCTTTTAAAGTTATACCAAAACCAATATTAAAAATACTAGTTCCAAGTCCAGTCCAGGTAACTCCATTATCATCAGAGTATGCTATTGAGTTTGTTCCTGAACCTGTTGCAATCCATCTTGAGTTTGTTTGGTTCCAAAAAATATACTTACCATACAATGTAAAAATACTAGTTCCGATTCCTGTCCAGGTAACTCCATCATTAGAGTATGCAATAGTATTCAAACCTTCTCCAACTGCAACAAATCTTGTTCCATTCCATGCAATTGCAGAACCATACATACTAAAAATACTAGTACTATTTGAAAGTCCTGTCCAGTTAATTCCATCAGATGAGGATGCAATAGTGTATGTTGTTCCTTGTCCAACCGCTACCCATTTTGTTCCATTCCATACAACACCAGAACCTACATTAAAAATACTAGTGCTATTTGGAACTCCTGTCCAGTTAACTCCGTCGCATGAATATGCAATAGTTATTGAGTTAGTTCCAACTGAAACCCAGTTTGCCATTTTGATAATAATACTATATAGTAATGATATAGTATTATTAAACTCTTAACAAATTTTACAAGTATTCAGAATTTAAAACTTAAGGTCGCAACCTAGGGTTTACACATACATCCATGGTAGGAAATATTTCACCCGACATACATTTGGTACTTTCACCGACTTCGATGCAACTTCTAAATCCGCGGTCTTCGCCCACATAACAATACCCTGACTTTGAAACAGGAATTTGATCTGGGTCTTCGGCAGGAGGTTTCTGTTGATGTTTTTGCGCATAGTCTAAAGCTTGTTGTAGTGCTTTCTGGCGTGCTTGTTCACGGCTTTCTTCTTCTTTGTATGTCGCTGGTTGTGTAGCAGGTGGTGCAGCAGACTCACCTACATTTTGAAGAGGTGTTTGTCTTTGGTCGGGCTGAATTGGAATTGGTTTAATATTATCTGTTTGGTATAATGGTTGAGGTTGTGCTTGTTGTGCTTGTTGTGTTTGAGGTGGAGCTGGTTGTTGTGTCGCAGTCGATACAGGTGCAATTCCTACATTTTGGTCAAGCTGGTTGATGGAATTTGTCCCGGTAGCGGATAGTTGGCCATTCGTAGAGGTGTCGCTGGTTGGCGTAGACTTCATTAACCCGATAGAAACAAGCATAGGATTAATATATGACCCAAAAGTATTCGTAAACCATGCAGTTAAATTGTCTAAATATCCGGTTAGATGTAAAGCAAATACAAGAACAAGTAGTAAAACAACAACTACCCTAAATACAAACCACCAGATAGAAGATGGAGTGTTTTTGGTTCCAGTATAGTCTGTAGTGTCGGTAGCGGAGGCTGCTGCTGGCGTTGCACTTTTCGGTTTAGATGAAAATGAGATGGGGAAAGATGAGTCGTTGGTTTTATCTTCGTCATTTGCGGCGTTGTAGTCTTCGCCTGGCTTTGTCGAACTCGAGCGTGAACCGGGCAATGAAGCAGAAAGTTTATTTAAAAGACCTGAAAATGCTGATGGTTTTTCTGCAGTGGCATTTGCACCGGAACTTGCACTTGCGCTTGTTGCGCTTGCAGCTTTTTCACCTTCACCCTCACCTTCACCTCCATATAATGATTTTAAAAATGAAGAACTTTTATGTTTCTTCGAACGTGAACCTTTTTTTGTCATATTAATATTAATATTATTACTATTATTATTATTATTATATAGCTATAAAATATTTTGCATATACGTATAAAATATTTTATAATACTATTTTATAATACAACCACAACCACAACTACAACCACAACCACAACCACAACAAAAACATCATAATGAATACATTTATAATATCATCAGCATTATTAGTTGCAATTGATGCAATATATTTATACTTTATTGGAAAACCGGTTTTTGAAAAAGCCGTATTCGCAATACAAAAGACAAAACTCGTTGCAAAAATGCCACCAGCAGTCTTTACATATATTTTAATGGCAGTTATTCTTAACTATTTTATTATATCTGTAAACAAGAGTCCATTTGATGCGTTTATTCTTGGTTTTTGCACATATGGTATTTTCGATTTCACTAATTTAGCGATATTTAAAAACTACTATTTCAAAACTGCGATTATCGATACACTATGGGGTGCAATTTTGTTTTTTGTTACTACACTTCTTACCTATAAACTGAAAAAAATGTTCTAAGCACATCCACTCCGCTCCACTCCACTCCACTCCACTTCACTCCACTCCACTCCACTTCACTCCACTTCACTTCACTCCACTTCACTTCACTCCACTTCACTTCACTCCACATATACCTCTCAGCCCTCCCATAATTTACGTCTCTATTATTCGTCGCCGGTTTCGCGCATTCCAAAATCGTATTTATTTAATAACTGCATCTTATCAATCGATTTTTCAATACTTGATTTTTTAATATCCGCCATTAAGTAGTCTACCTTTGGTCCGATTTCATTTTTTTTAATTTGTTTATAAACTGCGTTAATCTTTTTAACAACGATTTCGACCCCTTCTTTATCTTTTATAATTTCTATTTTTTCATCATATTTTTCTGTTAAAATAGAAATAGCATAGTAAATTAAGTATCGCCTTCTTTTTTTAACACCGGGTGTATATTTTAAACAATATAATTTCAAAATACTATTAATAATTTTGACTTTCATTTTATTATTGGACTTTTCAGCATAGTTTGTAATTATTTCCCATAGAATCCATATTGGATCCATTTGATATTTATCGTCTACGGGAATACTACTTCTTCTTTCGCATAAACATACTTCCTTTTTATTTGCGCATATTTTTTGAAACTCCATCACCCACTCTAACCAAAAACAGGCTTGTAAACTATTTTTTGACTCCGGTGAAACATGATATGCAAACTCATTTATTGCAATAAACAACTCTTTAGGGTCGTCTTTGCGATATATTACTTGTGCAAATGAAACCGAAGGCGCCTTTAATTTATTTGTCATTTGCGTTATATCATATTCTTCTTGTTTGTTTATTTTGATACCCTGGAAGCTATGCTTTTTATTACTAAAACATAGAATGCAAATAATTTCTGCAAATAGTGCTCGTATTTTTGGGTTATTTCTTAGACGGAGTAGGTCATCTCGATAGCCAGATGATATAATATTTTTGAAATTTTCATAACGCAATTCTATATATATTGCGAGTCGTGGATTTGCTAAATGAATATGTTTTCCTAAAAATGTTAGAATAATATCCCATAAGTCCAGAAACTGGCCTGCGCAAATAAGTTCAGCGCTCCAATTACAAGCGTGTTCTATTTTACCATTCAGTATACTATTTAGTAGTTCTTTTCTTACATCGGTTTTTTTATATTTTGAAAATGATTCTCCTTTAAATTCTGCAATAGTTCGTATATCATTAATTTGATATTCACCTTCCATTATATTAATTTTTTTATAAAAAAATATAATAATAATACATATAAATATTATATACACAATACACAATATACTATACACTATACAATATACACTATACACTATACACAAACGACTAAACTATGACTATTTTTGATACTATAATCAATAAAATTAATACAACATCAAACTGGATAATAGTATCTATTTTTATTATTATATTAATATCTGTAGTGTATATTTATCGTCTCTTTTTTATAGAAGCTAATAAAATACCTAGTAATAGTGCAGCACCCGAATATGTGACATCACAAACGACGCAGAATGGACTAGTAGGAGTAGGAGGAGGAGGAGGAGGAGGAGGAACAGAGGGATTTACACTGAATAAAGATGTTACATTTGTAGATAATAATATTGATATGAGTGGTGATGACAACCAGTCATTCAATCAGTTTTATGCAACGATATACCAGGACTTATTTTATCGGGACTTGGCAGATGATTATGAAGTTGGTATTATTCTAAATAAAATACATCCCGTTCGCCAAACTGATGCGCTAGTTATTGGTTCTAAAACAGGCAAACATGTAAATACGCTTGCAAATAAAGGTTATAATGCTTATGGACTTGAGAGTTCAAAAGATATGATTCTTTCGGCGATGAATAAATATCCGGGGAACAAATATGTTTTAGGAAATGGAATGAATCAACTTGTTTTTGAACCGGAGCAGTTTACACTAATATCTATTCTTGATTTTACTATATATACTATAAAGGACAGGCGAACATTATTTGAAAACGCATACCGCTGGTTATTTCCTGGCGGATATCTGGCACTTCATTTAATAAATGTTGGTGGATACTATGATTCACAAGTAATGACTGCAAAAGAAAGACGATTTTCACCGACTATTTCTAAATTTTTTGATAGGTCACCACCTGTAAGTCCATTAGGTAATAATGATTCGATGGTAGGTAATTATCTATATAAATCAAATATTCGCATGAATACGTATGACCCGGATATGATTGAAATGTATGAAGTATTTACAAATAAAAAAACAGGCAAAAAATATAATAAAACAACGAATTTTTATACACCTGACCAAAGCGTTA